CCAACATACCTGATAATATCATCATAGGAGCCGCTCTAACGGAAGGTATGGAACATCCTGACCGCAAGGTCATCGTAGTGTCCAAAGACGTCAATATGCGCGTCATATGCGATTCTGTAGGGATTGTTGCTGAAGACTATAAGGCTGAAAAGGTTTTAGATAAAGATTCAGAACTTTATGCTGGGTTTAAAACAGTTCCGGTAGATGATCAAATAATAGACCAGTTTTACGCTGGAGAAGACGTTTTTCTAGAAGACGGCGTAAAAGCTTACGCAAACGAGTTTATTATGCTCGTTTCAAACGCAAACGAAAAGAAGAGCGCCCTGGCGAGATATATCAATCCCCATGTTTCTCTAGAAAAAGTTCAAGAATACAAGGACGGCATTTGGGGTGTGCGCGCACGTAACAAGGAGCAAGCCTTTGCACTAGATATTCTTATGAACCCAGAGATTCCCATTATCTCCCTCGTCGGTCGCGCTGGTTGTGGAAAAACACTATGCGCAATTGCCGCAGGAATGGAGCAATGCTTAGGGTCTAAGGAATATAGCAGACTAATCGTCTCAAGACCGGTGCAGCCCATGGGCAAGGACATTGGCTTCCTACCAGGAACCTTAGAAGAAAAGATGTCTCCATGGTTAGCCCCCATTAAAGATAACCTAGAGTTTTTGATGAATGGTGATAAAAATATGCTTGAGATGTATTTTGAAAAAGGCATTATAGAGATTGAGGCTCTAACTTATATTCGCGGTCGTTCAATCTCAAATGCGTTTATCATTATCGACGAGGCGCAGAATTTAACAAGTCACGAATTAAAGACTATAATTACCCGAGTAGGGGAAGATACAAAGATAGTCCTAACAGGCGATATTGAGCAAATTGATAACGCATACATTGACCAGACATCCAATGGATTGACATATGCGGTTGAAAAATTTAAATCATTCGATCTATCAGGACATGTCACCCTACGACGAGGAGAAAGGTCAAAGGTTGCAACATTGGCAGCCAAAATATTATAATGAATGAAGCAGATCCTAGTAGTTTTGATGAATGGGATAACCCAGAGTTAAGAGAGACAGTCGAAAAAGAAAATGAATTAAAAACTTGGCTAGTAAATTATGTAGGCACAAAGCATAGTCCAGAAGATGGAAATGTGACTGTTCAAATGATAGTAGACACTCTAGCGGAGGACTTTCCGGAATTCACACTAGCTATAGCAGGTGAAAATTTCCTAAGAGGATATCACCAAGCACTGTGTGATCTAGAAATGAATCGCGATGAAAATAAACATAACCAGACGACGTCTTGAAATCTTTATAACTGAGAGCGCATCTAGGGCATCCGCCAAGAAAAAAGAGTGGTACCTTTATGGAGATGTCTTTGTCTTGGTTAAAGACCCTCTGCCAGATCATATAGACCTTCAGTTAAGCTTAGATCGTGTTGAGAGAACAGTGCCTCAACATCTGGCTTACGGCTTGGATAGTATCTTTATAGGACAATTTCCAGAGTTTGAGGAGAGGCAGATCAACGCTTTTTATCGGGAAGGTGCGATATACATCACCAATGAGCAAGATGACGATTCAGATTTCATCGATGACTTAGTGCATGAGATGGCACACCTGACAGAGGCGCAGTATGGTTCTCAAATTTATGAAGATCAGAGGGTAAGCCGGGAGTTTTTAGGAAAAAGACAGAGGCTATATTATATTCTAAGTTCAGAGGGATACAAGGTTCATCCTAAAGATTTTATGCAAACTGAGTATTCGGAAGAATTTGATATGTTTTTGTTTAAAGATGTTGGATATGAAATGCTAAGACAGGCAACGCAAGGTTTGTTCTTAACTCCATACGGAGCTACATCTTTGGCAGAATACTTCGCAGAAAGCTTCGAGTATTACTTCTTGAAAGATAAAGCGGAAGTTAGAACTTTATCACCCCAGTGTTATCGTAAACTTAATTTTTTGGTGGAGGAAATAGATGACTAAGGAAATAAGTGTTGACATACAGGAAAAAGGTGGTATAATATATTGTACTATAAAAGCTCCAAGGCAAGACTATCAATTTCCTAAAAAAATAATTTTCAACGATTGTGATGTAAAAGAACTTTTATTGAAAAAAGGGTATAACAAGATAGAACTGCTAAAGAGTTCTCACGTAAACAACAAAGGTGCTGAAACCCCCTGCGAGGGCACTTGGGAATTTAAAAAAATAAAACCTCCCATTAAGAGAAGACGCACCGCAAAGTCGAACAGCTCAAAGAAATAAATGCCACATATATCATTTTCCGAACTCAAGAACTGGGCGAAATGCGCCTATTACCATAAACTAGTAAATATCGATAAGCTCAAGGGATTTGTCGGAAGTGAGCATACTGCCTTTGGGAGCGCCATCCACGAGGTTTGCGAGCAACGTGTCTTGGGAACGCTGCCTGAAGGCAAGGAGGGCGAACTATTCACCAAGGCTTTTGAAAAAGAAATTGAGGGTCTCCTCGTTGATGGCGTGGAGCTAAAGCAGTCACTTGTTACAGAAATGGAACAGCAGGGTGTAGAACTGGCAGGGATGCCTGTCCCTGCTCTCTCGGAGTATTTCGGGGACTACGAGGTGTTTTCGGCAGAGGAGAAGCTCTACGAGCCTATGGAGGGCGTTGAATACCTGTTTAAGGGCTTTATCGACCTTGTGGTTAAGACCACGGACGGTAAATATCACATCCTTGACTGGAAGACGACGTCTTGGGGTTGGGATTCTCGCCGGCGATCTGATCCCATGGTCACCTATCAGTTGACATTATATAAGCATCACTTTGCACGTAAGCACAACGTTGATCCTAAGATGATCGAGACTCACTTCGCTTTGATCAAACGCACGGCAAAAAAGAATCACGTCGAGATCTTTCGAGTTACCAGTGGACCAAGAAAAACTGAAAATGCCCTTAAACTATTGAATAAAGCCGTATACAATATACAGAAAAAGAAGCACATCAAGAACCGACTGTCTTGTCGGGGCTGTGAGTTTCATAAAACTGAACATTGTAGGTAACAAATGGCAGAAAAGAAAAAGTTAATTATGGTCTTATCAGACCATCCCCTATCCCCCTCCGGGGTAGGAACTCAGACAAGATATTTTATTGAAGCGATGCTTGCAACTGGCAAGTATCGTTTTGTCTGTTTAGGGGGTGCTATGAAGCACCACAATTATCAGCCGATTAAGGTTGACCCCCACGGTGATGATTGGATTATATACCCAATTGATGGATACGGAACGCCAGATGTGGTTAGGTCAATGTTGATTAACCAAAAGCCGGATGTGCTGTGGTTTATGACTGACCCACGTTTTTATGGATGGTTATGGGAGATGGAGAACGAAGTTCGTTCTGCGGTACCTATGGTTTATTATCATGTTTGGGACAACTACCCATACCCACATTTTAATAAAAAATGGTATGACTCTAACGATCTTGTCGCCACTATTTCGAAAGTAACTAGCGATATTGTCCAAACAGTCTCCCCTGAAATTAGAGAAATGTACATTCCTCATATGACAAACACTGAAGTTTTCTGTAAACAGCCGATGAAGAGTCAGAGCACACAGAACTTTAGGGAAGCTTCTTTTAAGATGTCTACTGAGGAAAGTGAAAAAACAACTTTATTTTTCTGGAACAATAGGAATGCTCGTCGAAAGATGAGCGGCACTGTGCTATGGTGGTTTAAAGAATTTTTAGATAAGGTAGGTCATGACGAGGCAAAACTTATTATGCACACAGACCCTAAAGATCCCCATGGGCAAGACTTGGTACACTTGATGGAGCACCTGAACCTAACAGATGGGCAGGTGATGCTCTCACACCAAAAGCTACCTCCTGAACAACTAGCAATGTTATATGCTTGTTGTGATTGTACGATAAATATTGCAGATGCTGAAGGCTTTGGTTTAGCCACCTTTGAATCACTAGCGTGCGAAACACCCGTAATTGTCAATATGACCGGCGGTCTTCAAGAACAGGTAACCGATGGCAAGAATTGGTTTGGTATCGGGCTTGAACCTACTTCAAAGTCTATCATTGGCTCTCAAGAGGTACCCTATATTTACGAGGACCGTGTCAATCGAGATGATTTCATAAATGCATTGGTTAAGATTCACGAAATGCCACAGGATGAGCTGGCAAAGATGGGCGAAATGGGAAGAAACCATATTTTGACAAATTACAGCTCAGAACAATTCGCTGAAAGATGGGACAAATTGCTAACACACGTAGTTGAGAACTTTGGGTCCTGGGATACTCGTAAGGGGTATCAAAGTTGGAATTTTCAAGAGGTAACACAATGAGAAAGATTATAGTTGTAGGTCCAGCGCTATCACAAACTGGATATGGCGAGCAGTGCCGCTTTGCACTCAGGTCGCTAATGTCTGAGTCAGATAGATTTGATGTTTATTTGAAGCCAACAAACTGGGGCAACAGCAGTTGGTTACTACCAAATGATCCAGACAGAGATTGGATCGACAATCTAATTCGAAAAACAGGACTTCATCTTCATAACGGTGGTAGTTTTGATATGTCACTTCAAGTTACAATTCCAAATGAGTGGGAAAAGTTGACTCCGATTAATATTGGTTACACTGCCGGCATAGAGAGCACAAAGATCTCTGGTCTTTGGATTGAGAAAAGTCGGCTTATGGATAAGATTATTACGATCTCTAATCACTCTAGGGATACATTCGTGGATACTGTGTATGAAGCAACCCCGGACAACGGTGGCGATACCTTTCTCTACAAGTGCGAAACTCCGGTAGATGTGGTGCATTATCCTGTAAGAAAATATAAGGCTGCACCTATAGATATTTCACTCGACTATGATTTCAATTTCCTCACTGTGTCCCAGTGGGGACCTCGAAAGAATCTAGAAAACACAATTCGTTGGTGGATTGAGGAATTCAAAGATGATCCAGTTGGGTTGGTTGTCAAAACCAATTTGTTTAAAAATTCTTCGATTGACCGTGACATCACAATCTCAAGGCTTCGAAATATTTTGCGAGAGTATGATAACAGAACATGCAAGGTCTACCTGCTTCACGGATATATGACCAATGAGGAGATGACTTCTCTTTACACGAATCCGAAAATAAAATGTATGGTGTCCCTCACGCATGGTGAGGGATTTGGATTGCCACTTTTTGAAGCTGCCTATAATGAGATGCCGATAATCGCCCCAAACTGGAGTGGGCATAAAGATTTCCTTCACGCTCCCAAGAAGGTCAAGAAGAAGAATAAGAAGACAACAACCAAGATCGCACCTTTCTTTTCGACTGTAGAGTATGAAATGAAGCCAATTATGCCAGAATCAGTTTGGGAGAACGTCTTAGATGCCGACTCTCAATGGTGTTATGCAAAAGAGGCAAGCTATAAGAATCGCCTGAGAGAAATGTATAAAGACGTTAATCGCTTTAAGGGGATGGCTAAGACTCTAAGGTCACACTTGGAGAAAAACTTTACTGCTGAGGTAAAGTATTCTGAATTTTGCGAAGCAGTCTACAAAAGGGAAGAATTTGACGTCGAAGATTGGCTCTCAAACCTAGACGTTGAGACCCATGACTAATGTAGTATTCGTAGCTGATTTCTTCGTCGAGCATATTTTGGGCGGCGGAGAAATCAACAATGAAGAGTTCATCAACATATTAACACTTCAGGGATATAAGGTACATAGATTTCAAAGTCACTTAATAAGTCAGCAAATAGTTAACAATTTTAAGGGCTCTGTATTTATTATTGCCAATTTTGTCAATCTAAGCCAACAAGTTAAGTCGGCATTAGCTAGTGAAAAATATGTCATTTACGAACATGACCACAAATACTTAAAAAGCAGAAACCCGGCAACTTACCCACAGTTTAAGGCTCCCCCAGATGAGATAATAAACAGACAGTTTTATAAATCTGCTTCCGCTGTTTTGTGTCAGTCTACGTTTCACAAAAATATAGTATACAAGAACCTTCAAATTGATAACATTATAAGTCTCGGAGGAAATCTGTGGTCAGCCGATGATCTTTCTTTGCTGAAGGAAATGTCAAATATAAAGAAGGTAGGTAGATGCTCTATAATGCAATCAAGCATACCACATAAGAACACAACCGACTCAATTATGTATTGTAAGGCAAAAAGTCTAGAGTATGAATTAATTCCTAGTCTACCTTATAGGGATTTCTTAAGACGTTTAGGGAATAACGAATCTTTGGTATTTTTTCCGAAAACACCAGAGACACTTTCTCGAATAGTTGTGGAAGCAAGAATGATGGATATGACGGTCATAACAAACAATCTTGTGGGCGCCTCAAAAGAGGAATGGTTTAAATTACGAGGAGAGGACCTAATAGAAGTTATGGTTCGGAAGAGAAAAGATATCCCTGATATGATAAAAAAGGCGCTTGAACTGTAATGAACATCTTCCTTGTTGCTCCGAAGAGTATTTCAGACCACAAGCAGTCTGACAACGGTTTCAGATTTGACTATGCATTCTGGAATTTTTATTTTCCTCTTGTATCTTTAGGGCATAATGTAACGTTCTTTGATACATCTATTTTGGGTGACAAGGAATTAAAAGAGGAGATCGAAGGCAAGAAGCCCGATCTTCTTTTTTGTATTATGACGGGAGACGCAAACTATGCCCCAAGAGAGCCGTGGGAGACGATTGCCCTAGAAACACAGAAAGGTCGCCTTAAAACCTTCAACTGGTTTTGTGATGATTCTTGGAGATTTGAATCATTTTCTAAGAAAGTTTGCCACTTATTTCACGCCTGTTCCACTCCGGAAAAAAGATTTGTAGAGAAATATCAAGAAATTGGTTATGACAATATCATCGATGCTACGTGGCACGCCAATTTAGATTTTTATGGCTCAATACCAACCCTAAAGCAACCACGTACATCTTTTATCGGAGCCCCATCCGGCGATCGTCTTATGTTTTTAAACGCATTGGAATCTGCAAGCATACCTGTTTTGCGCCCAAAGAATGTTGGGTTTGAAGATCTGGCTTATTCTTATGCCTCCTCGCTAATAGGGTTGAACTTTAGCAAAAACGCTGCGAACATGCAGCCGCAAATGAAGGGCAGAATGTTTGAGATTGTGGCATCTAAATCTCTCCTAGTTACAGAGTATGTCCCAGGTATAGAGGACTACTTCACTCTTGATAAAGAAATAGTGTGCTTCAAGAATGAAACAGAGATGATCAATAAAATAAAGTATCTTCTCAAGAATACCAATGTAGCTCAAAAGCTAGCAGACAATGGACACAGAAGGTTTTGCAAGGACCATCAATCCAGAGTTCGGCTGTCAAAAACTATTGAGCAAATTTATAAATGAGGGTTTATATTAAGGACCACCCATTTGCCGCCGGCAAGTGGATTTATAGAGGGTATAAATCTGCCTGGGAATCTTTAGGGCACGAGGCAGTTCTATACAACAACTTATCTGATATCAAAGATGAAGACTATCAAATAATGGCTATCGACCACGATATAAGGTCTGAGGAGCATGTCAAGATTTTAGAAAACGCCTCGCGCGCATACTTATTTGTGCAGCCGCACACATTCCCAATGCCCTGGGGTAGTCATCCTAATTTTATCTCTCAGGTGCCAAGAGATCTAACTCTTCGTATCAATAGCTTAACTAACATATTTAAATGGTCTTTTGTGGACGCTGCAAAAACCAATTTTTACAAAGAATGGGACGATGTTCACTATATCCCACTGGCATACGATTCAGAAAATTATAAGGACTTAAGTAAAGATAAGTATTCTTTTGATGTGTGTTACGTGGGCGGCTGGGCAAACAATGGATTTGACGAAAAAAAGAAAATAATCATAGATTACCTATCTGTATTCAAGGGTTCGGGGCTAAGGTGTGGGTTTGCCGTCAATCAGGGTATATCACACGAAAAAGAGAACAGCCTACTATCCTTGAGCAAGGTAGCACTGAACATCCATGACGCATATCAACATAACCTAGGTGTAGATACGAATGAACGCACATTTAAATCTCTAGGTCTGTGTGGTATACTTGTTTCAGATAATGTCGAATGCCTAAAGGGCTTATTTCCGAATGTTCCCCTAGCAACTAATCCAAAAGAAATGTTGAAAATAACCAAAGAGATTTGTGTCCAACCAGATAGTCTTTTGTTGGGAGCCAAGGCTAAGAATCGTGAAAATATATTATCTAAACACACCTACATCGAAAGAGTAAAGACAATGTTGAGTTTAAATAATGAATCCTAGAGCTTCAATAATCATTCCGTGCTACAATAGTGAGAAGTGGATTGAACAAGCATTAGTCACAGCTTTATCACAAACATATGATAACACTGAGGTTATTTTTGTTGATAATGAGAGCACCGACAATAGTGTGGCAATCGCAGAGAAAGTAAAAGAAGAATACCCAGACCTTATCTTGTCGTCTGCGAAGAATGTGTATCCCAATTGTTGGGATGAGCCTCGGTCTCAAGGTTTCAAGCTAATGACGGGGGACTATGTGCTGGTGATGGGTTCTGACGACTTTCTGCATAAAGACTTTATTGCAAATAATATGAAGTTCTTCAAAGCAAGACCAAGTGATATTCTTGCCATGCAAAGTCCAATAACGGGCATACATTCGAATACTGGTAGAGTCACGAGCACAATAGCCCATTCTTACAAGAGCATACAAGAATTCAAGGAGGAGTGCCTAGAGAGGTGCCCGGTAAACACTCCAACAGTCATGTACAACACTTCTCTTTTTAGGGATGGTTTGTTAAAGACAAACCCAGAGAAATATGGCGGCGCTGCCGACTATGATCTGTATTGCCAACTAGCCGACAGCGGGGTGTTTATATATCCGGCGCCTTTCTGGCTAGGATTCTATTATCGCTGGCACGAAGACCAAGCAACCTGGAAAGTTCAAAAAGAGCAAATTAATTACGATGCTATGATACAAGAACACTGGGGAACTAAATGGAAGACTTAATACTCAAGCGAAGGGTCCTCGACATTGCTTATAAGAACAACTTGTCTCACTTGGGAAGTTATTTCTCTTGTTTGGATATAGTCGATAACATTTTTTCAGTTATGGGCGACGATGACATATTTATCCTCTCTTGTGGACACGCCGCGCTAGCACTCTATGCTGTATTAGAAAAATACCACGGCATCGATGCTGAATACTTGTTTAATAAGCATGGCGGACACCCTCACAGGGACGACAACGATAAGATCTATTGCTCCACTGGTAGTCTCGGAATGGGTATCTCAGTAGCCGTTGGCAGAGCATTAGCGCGCCCTGATGTAACGGTTCATTGTCTGATTAGCGATGGCGAGAGCGCCGAGGGCGTTGTGTGGGAGTCCTTAAAGTTCATTCACGAGAATAGGGTGGAGAACATTCGAATATACGCCAACCTCAACGGGTATGCAGCATATGACGCTGTTGACGAACAGTATCTAGAAAGACGTCTTCGCGCATTCCTACCGGGTGTGAATATCTTACACAGCGATGTTAATCATTTCCCATTCTTACGAGGCTTAAACGCACATTATCATATTATGAAAGAGCATGACTACAAACAAGCGGTATCAATGTTGGAGGACGCAAGTGAGAAAAGCATTTAGTCAGTTATTACACGAGAAGATGAGTGTTGATCCTCGCATCGTGGTCTTAACCGGTGATCTGGGATATGGATTGTGGGACAAAATTCGATTAGACTTTCCAAGACGCTTTCGGAACGTAGGCTCCTCCGAGCAACTTATGCTTGGCGCAGCCAGCGGTATGGCTATGGAAGGCAAGATCCCATTTGTGTATTCTATAACCCCGTTCCTTCTATATCGACCCTTTGAATTTATTAGAAATTATCTGGATCACGAACAAATTCCCGTCAAGCTTATCGGCGGTGGTAGGGATAGAGACTACGGGAAACTTGGGTTCACCCACTGGGCTGAGGACGATCGAAGAATTATGGACTGCTTCGATAACATTGACGTGTACCATCCAGAGCAGGAAGAGGAGCTTAGATGTATCTTGGACACTCTTGTGGAAAACGGCAAACCCTCCTACCTAAACTTGGTGCGATAGTGGAAAGAATATTGTTGACCGGAGGTAACGGCTTTATCGCCAGAGAGATCTACTCCGAATTTAAAAAAAGCAATAAGTTTGAGATTATCTCCACAAACAGAAGCACATTAGATGTGTCCGACCGCCAACAGGTGGATAACTTTTTTTCGGAGAACCGCATAGACTACGTCGTTCATACTGCGATTAATGGTGGAAAGCGGTTAGATAAGGATGATATATCTGCATTCTTTGAAAATATCTCAATGTTTCAGAACCTCGCATCGCACTCTGATAAGTTCAAACTCATGATTAATTTTGGATCCGGCGCGGAGTTTGATCGTTCAGGTGTGATAGACAAAGTGTCAGAAGAAGAGTTATTTGAAAGACTTCCGCAAGATTATTATGGTCTTGTGAAGAATCTAATTGCTAGAAATATTTTTGATAATTATCAAAATATAGTTAATTTTCGGCTATTTGGGTGCTTTGGACCTCGTGAAAACCCTCAAAGACTTATTAAGAGTTGTTATACTAAGCTAATGTCCGGACAGGATGCTTTCATTCATCAGAACAAAGAGATGGATTATATCTTTGTGGGCGATCTTTGCCGTATATTGAAATTTTATCTATCTTCTGACAGGGAATTGCCCAAGGATATCAACGTGTGTTATGATCAAAAAATAACTCTCCATGATATTGCAATAATGGTTAAAAATTTCACAAAAAGTAAAAATGATGTTATCATAGAGAATCCAAATAATGGTAAACCCTACACGGGTAATAGCCAGGGGTTGCAAGGTTTAAACTTGGACCTTTTAGGTGTTGAAGGAGGAATACAAAAATGTCTGACACTTTGGAGCAGATCGAAGAGTTAGTAAGAAAACACGTAGAGGAGACCAAGAAGGATTGGGCTCCCGGCAAGGACTGGGTAGCATACTCGGGACCAATGTTCGATGGAGAAGAATACGTTGCCGCGGTAAAGCAGCTGCTTTCTGGGTGGCTTATTTTCGGAAAGAATGCGCGCCAGTTTGAAAAACAATTCCCCGAACACTTGGGAATGAAGTATGGCTCTTTAACTAATTCAGGAAGCTCAGCTAACCTATTGGCGATCTCTGCCCTTAAATCAAAACGACTTTATAACCTCAAAGAGGGTTCAAAGCTTATTACCCCGGTTGTCTGTTTCCCCACAACTATCAACCCCATCATCCAGAACGGCTTTCAGCCGGTCTTCGTGGATGTAACGCTACCTGACCTCAACTTAGACCTAGATCAAGTTGAGAGAGCCTTAGAGAGCGATCCTGAGATCAAGGGTATCGTGTTTGCTCATGTTCTAGGGAACCCACCCGACATGGATCGTCTGATGGGTCTTGTTGAAAAGTATGATCTTATTTTTGTTGAGGACTCCTGTGACGCACTTGGCTCCACCTATGATGGTAAGAAATTAGGGTCTTTTGGTCACATCTCCACTTGCTCTTTCTTCCCAGCTCACCATATGACAATGGGTGAGGGTGGCTTTGTGGCAACAAACGATAATAAAATCCGAACAGCAGTGGCTAGTATTCGAGATTGGGGTCGTGCATGCTATTGTAACACCTCTAAGCCGGGTTCTGTGCTCGAAGGAACTGCTTGTGGTAACAGGTTCCGCGATTGGCTCCCAGGGCTGCGAGAAGCCGTCTATGACCATCGCTATGTTTTTGAGGAGATTGGGTACAATCTTAAGCCATTAGATATGCAGGCAGCAATGGGTCTTCAGCAGTTAGAGAAATTACCTGAATTTGATGCTGCTCGTCGAAAGAATTTTGATCGTCTAATGAAGATCTTTGAACCTTATGTCGAATATCTTCATCTTCCAAAGGCAACTGAGAAGGCTGATCCCTGCTGGTTTGCGTTTTTGATGACTGTCAAGGAGGACGCACCATTTGGGCGACAAGATATGGTTTCCTGGCTAGAAAAGCACAAAATTCAAACGCGGTCTTACTTTTCTGGCAATATTCTTGCGCATCCGGGCTATTATCATATGGCATCAGAATATGGAGATATGAATGAAACCTTCCCCATTGCTCAACTGGTCACAACAAATTCATTCTTCCTTGGAACCTTCATTGGTCTCACTGACGACAAGCTCGACTATATTGAGCAAACTGTTAAGGAATTCTTTGAGGGATTAAAGTGAAAATAGTTTATATCACGGGATGTTTAGGCTTTATGGGTGCTTATGCAACCAGAAGGTGCCTAGACCGAGGCTGGATGGTATACGGGGTTGATAAGCTAACTTATGCAGCCAATCCAAAATTGCTAGAGGAATTTAAAAGGTATGACAACTTTAAGTTTGAAGCAGTCGACATCAAAAACTTAAAACACCTCTATGACTGCGACTATGTTATTAACTACGCTGCAGAATCACACGTCGGCAACAGCATCGTAAGCAGTGACGAATTCATAAATACAAACATCTTGGGAGTAAAGAATCTCTTAGAATTAATCAGAGGTAAACAGGAAAACTGTAACAGTAGACCCATTTTACTGCATATTAGCACAGATGAGGTATACGGAGATATTACACAAGGCACCCACACAGAAGAAGATATTCTTAAGCCAAGCAACCCATATTCAGCATCAAAGGCAGCCGGGGATATGTTAATCTTTGCTTGGGCTAGAACTTATGGGTTGAATTATAATATTTTACGACCTACCAACAATTATGGAATTGGTCAGTATCCAGAGAAGTTGATCCCCCTTTCTGTTAAAAACCTTATGAGAGGAAAGAAGATCAGACTTCACAATGATGGTACCCCATATAGAAATTGGTTACATGCCGACGATACTGCTGCAGCTGTTATGGCGATTGTTGATTCGGGTGCTACGAATGAGGTCTACAACGTCGCCGGCGGGTTCGAGCAGCAAAACATTGACACAGTAAAGAAGATCATCAGGCACTACTATGGTAATATTGACCGTGTTGAGAGATACTTAGATTTTTCATATTCTCGTGTTGGTCAAGATGTTCGTTATGCACTTGACGATACAAAACTACGTGGTCTGGGCTGGGAGCCAAAAAAGCTTTTTGATAATGAGATACAGTCTATAGTCTTATATTATAAGGAAAATTTTATATGGTAAATTCTATTTACCTTTTAGGAGAACAAGAGAAATGAAGATTTTACTTTGCTGCACAACCATTGAAGATGCTCACCGAAGCGAGGACAACCACGATAGTCACTATCCACTAGGACTGGCTTATCTACAATCCTATGTTGAGCAACAGAGCCCGCAGCACGAATTCGAAAACTTATATTTGAATAACGTGCCCTACGAGCAATGCTTTTCAGAAATTAAAGAAAGTCTCGAAAGATTTCAACCTGACGTGCTTGGGGTGTCTTTAATGACTCACTCTCGTGTGAGTGCATATAGAATTATTGAATATGTTCACGAAACATATCCGAATATCAAGATTGTAACCGGCGGAATGCACGTTACTGTTATGTGGAAGCAGTTTGTGGAAAAATACCCTTACGTCATTGTGGTTCAAGGCGAAGGGGAGGTTACCTTTAATGAATTGATTAGCTGCTTTGAATCTGGAGAATCTCACGAAGACGTTCTGGGTCTTGCCTATTGGAAGGATAACAAGGTTAAATTTACCGGAGGACGCCCTTTGATTAAAGATTTGGATATGCTACCATTTCCTCGTCACGATATATTTCTGTATGAGGGAAAAACTATGGCGAACCTTTTAACAAGTCGCGGCTGCCCCTATAAGTGTAATTTTTGTGTTCTCGATGCGATGTCACGTCGCAAAGTGCGATTTCGATCAGGAGAGAATATTGCCGATGAGGTTGAACAATTGCTAGAGCAGTGTCCAACTGTAGATACCATATGGATTCACGATGATGCGTTTATGATCAACAAGAAGAGAACTATTGAATTTTGTGATGCGATCATAGAGCGAGGGATTAAAACAAAGTTTGTTGCTAGCGCTAGATTTAGACCAATATCCCCAGAGGTTGTCAATAAAATGGAGCAAGCTGGGTTTGTTCACGTTTTGTTTGGCTTGGAGAGTGGTGCTGATGCAGTTCAGAAGGGTATGAAGAAGGGTATCACAAAAGAGCACGCTCGCTATGCCCTCTCGTTGATCGCCAAAACTAAAATCAAAGCAACAGCCTTCCTAATCTCTGGTCTTCCTGGCGAAACGCAGGAGACGATTAAAGAAACAATAGACTTTGTTCAGGAACTACAGAAGCTTCACTATATCTTTTATGATGAAATGGGCTTGGCAATGATTTATCCTGGTACTGAAATGTATACGATGGCTAAGGCAACTGGTAAGATCGATGATGATTACTGGCTTACAGACAAGGGAGTGCCATATTATACAACTGAAAATGGAGGCGCCCACTCGTATGATCAATTATTTGAGTGGAAAGAGGAAATTAGGCAAAGTATTTCACTGACTAAGTTCTTTACTCCGGACGGTTTCCTTGCTCAGAGAAAGCTGATGCCAGAAATCTTACGATATTCAGATCTTCACCACTTGAGCGGATTCCTTGAGATAATGGGAGAAGCTATAAACTCCACTGGACTAGTGTCTAAGATTGTGCAGAATGCTCTGCAAAAGGAGCCAAAAAACATGCTCCCTCAGATCTCGAAGACAACTGAAAAATTTATTATTAAAGCGTTGTTTAAGCAATATGCCGAATTTTTTAATATCAAAGAAAAAAAGAGATTTATGGAAGCATATGATAATCAAGTGAAGGCGGATAACATCAAGCTTAAGCAATATGAAGAGAGAATTAATTCAATATCATATGATGCTGACGCCGATGAGGGCGACATAAAATACGAAAGTAAAGTAACGTTGCCACTGATTCAATAAACTGGGACTCAAAGGTGAAAAAGCCGGGAATGATGACGTCCAAACAGGACTATGAATATGATAACTTTAACAATTTGGCTGCAAATTTTTTAAAAAATAATAAAACAGAATATAAACGAGAGAAAGATTATAGGTATATGGCAAATTGGTACTTGGATACGAAGCCTGACATTTTTGGAATCCCAATTCAAGCAAACACGCCAAGGTGGAGGTCATCCTCCCCTCCACCAGAGCAATCTTTTGCGCAACTAAGGCAATTTTCTGGCACTAGGATGGCTGCGGACAGAACCCTTGTTAGTAACTACACAGATTACAATTACGATGAGCAACTCGCTGAATTGGTAAAGGGAAAGAGGATAGCCTATGTGTGCCCATCACCACACCTTCGTGGCAAGAAAATGGGTAAAAAAATAGACTCATATGATCTAGTGGTCAGAGTTAACCAAAATTATCATATGAGCGAGGAGGATTGGGAGGATTATGGTAGAAGAACAGATATTTTGATGAGCTGTTTAAATATAAACAAACTCAAAGCCCTTGAGGAAACTAGAGATGTGAGGGAACCTCCATACGAAATAAGTTTCTTGGAAGCTCTTCAGTATATTGTTTGCCCTCAAGTCTCCATGTGGGATATTGGTCGCGTTGATGATTTTTTAGAAAGCACGGGAAGACCTTGGCACAATGCTTGTGATGGGTGGGTGTTAAAACTGTTTAACGAGGTGGGCACTGTTGTTAACACGGGACTAACAGGAGTAATGACCCTCTTAAATTATGATATTGAAGAGGTTTACGTAACCGGAATGTCCTTTTTTAACATGAACACTTTCGGAAAAGTATATTATAATAAATATCATGATGAGGCACTGAAGCAGAATGGTTTCTCAACAACAGAGGATAGGCAACCAACCCCCGACTCTTTGAGAATGGACATCCACCAACAAGAGCCTCAGATTGATTATTTTCATAGAATGATCAAGTATCATTATTTAAGAAAGCTGACGCTTGACGATTACCTGATTGAAAATTTTCAAGATTCTGTAAAATGGGTTGAAGAGACTAAAAAGTGAAAAAGCAAAAAGTAGTCGCAATGATCCCAGCTCGTCTGGGAAGCAAGCGCATACCAAGAAAAAACATAAGATTATTAAACAACGTTCCGCTGATAAGTTATATCATAAGAGCAGCCAAAAGCGCTGACTGTTTTGATGAGATCTATGTTAACTCAGAATCAGATATTATCGGTGAACTTGCTATCAAAGAGGGTGTGAAGTTCTACAAAAGATCTGAGCACCTTACCACAGATGACGCAACAAACGATGATTTTACACTGGACTTTGTTGAGAGCACCGGGTGTGATAACCTTGTTCAAGTGCTGGCAACGTCCCCGTTTATCACACCGGAGGAAATAAGAGGCTTTACCGATCATTTTATGCAGGGTGGATATGATACGCTTATATCCGTTAACGAAAATAAGATAGAATGCATATACGGCACTGAGCCAATAAATTTCGATCAAAAGAGGCAATCACCACCATCTCAGCTACTCACGCCAGTTAACGCATATGCCTGCGGTCTGATGGCTTGGTCAAGCCAAAACTATAAAGACAACATGGCTAAATACAACAGCGGCTATCATGGAGGAGACGGAAACATTGGATTCTATACTTTATCTGGATACTCTAATATAGATATTGATAATGAGGAAGATTTTCAACTAGCAGAGGTCGTCGCGCGGCATTTGAGCACAAAAGAAAAATTTGATATTAGGTATTATGAAGATACAGCCGAGCGCGTCGAGGTAGATGTTCCCAGCATTCTGAAGATGGATGGTGTGTTGGTCAATGACCTCGCCTCCGCCAATAGTGAAACCCCCGTGAACGTCAACAATATTATCTCTAGCTTTGACCCTAAAGCTTCTTGGTCAAAGAGAGTTGTTAATACCGAAAACAATAGCGCAACGCTGATACACCAGCAACCCGGCGAAGGCAATAGGAACCACTATCACCCAAACTGGAATGAGTGGTGGTATATCGTTGATGGGCAGTGGGAATGGGATATCGAAGGCAAGAAAGTCATCGTGGGCAAAGATGATATTGTCTTTATACCAAAAGGAAAGATGCATCATATTACAGCTGTTGGCGACAAGCCAGCTATTAGATTGGCTGTCAGCAGAGAAGACGTTCCACACATCTATAAGGAATAAGGTGTGAAAGTTGATTTTAAAAACAAGCGGGTTTTGGTAACAGGTGGCACCCGCGGCATTGGCTATCAGGTAGCTAACGACATGGCTAATCTTGGTGCAGAGGTCGTTATAACGGGGACGTCCTCGTCGCCCGCCCATCTTCACAAGAATATAGAATTTATAGCTGTTAATTTTCTCAATCAGGATGCAACTGATAAGTTTATTAAATATCTGAAGACACAACAATTTGATATTTGTGTAAACAACGCCGGGATCAATAAAATAGATCCCTTCTGCGAGATTGACATAGGCGACTGGGAAGACATAATAAGAGTAAACCTAACTGTGCCGTTCCTTATCCAGCAAGCGGTAAGCAAATCTATGATAGCTAAGATGTATGGTAGGGTAATCAACGTCTCTTCCATTTGGGGCACCATAAGCACACCCCAGCGCGCCAGCTATTCATCTAGCAAGTTTGGTTTACGTGGAATGTCCTTGGCAGCAGCAGCAGAGCTGGCAGAATACAACGTACTGATCAACACAGTGTCTCCGGGGTTTACTCTAACAGATTTAACAAAGAAGATTCTAACAACCGAAAAGATACAAGAGCTGACCCACAAGATTCCAGCTAAAAGAATGGCAGAACCAGAAGAAATTTCTAAAGTCATTCTGTTTCTAGCAAGTGAGCACAATTCCTATATATCAGGGCAAAATATAGTAGTCGACGGAGGTTTCGTAAGCATATAATATGAAGATACATTCTTATAGAGGGGAATACACATTTCAATTCTCTGATCTAACCGAGAAGCTCGTAGGAAGCTTGGCTAGTAAATCTTTTTTGGTGATTGACTCGAATGTCTATAGGTTGTATCCCATCTTTGGCAGGATGTTTTCTAGTGATAATACTTTCGTTGTAATGGCTTCTGAAGAGGCTAAAACGCTGAAGACATGTAGCGGATTGGTTAACCTGCTAGTAGAGAAGGGTTTTAAAAGAAACCATAGGCTAGTCGCCGTAGGCGGCGGTATAGTTCAAGATATTACAGCTTTCACCGCCTCTGTGCTTTATCGGGGTGTAGATTGGACTTTCTTGCCAACAACCCTTCTAGCCCAAGCGGATAGTTGTATAGGAAGCAAAACCTCTATAAATTTTCAGGGAACAAAGAATTTATTAGGAACGTTCCACCCACCCAGGGAGATTCACTGTTGCACAGATTTTTTAAGCACCTTAAGTAAGGACGATATCAAATCAGGCATTGGAGAGATGTTGCATTACTTTCTTATCGATGACAGTGATATAGTGCAGGAACTAAACAACTCATATAAAAAAATCTTAATGGAGCCAGATGTTAGGTTAGAAAAATTTATTCTTGAAAGCCTTGAAATAAAGAGGCATATGATACAGAGAGATGAATTTGATAAAGACGAGCGACGAATTTTTAATTATGGGCATACCTTTGGTCACGCCATCGAAGCGATAACCAAATATGAGATTAGTCATGGTATTGCAGTAACATTGGGTATGGACTTAGCAAACTATATTTCATTAAGGATGGGGCTTATTGATAAACAGGTGTTTGATACACTGCACCAGTCTTTGAAACATAATCTGCCAACATACCGCCTGCCCCAAGACTTGCTCCAGGGATATTTTGCCCTGCTAGCTAGGGATAAGAAAAACATTGATGATTCACTGGTTTGTATTCTTCCTTATGGGGCGGGAGATATGAGAGTTACTAGAATTGATGATCTGGACATGATAAAGAACTTTATCAAAGAATATATGGAGAAATAATGGGAATCGCCAACAACAGCAGGTTTAACATATGTGTTGATTTTGAGAAGAGCCACGACTCATACCTTTATGATAAAAACACAGATAGAGAGTATTTGGATTTCTTTGGTATGTACGCCTCTCTACCCCTCGGGTATAATCATGGTATCTTTAAGACACAAGAATTTCGTGATGAGATCTTAAGAGCGAGTAGTTTCAAAATAAATAATTGTGAATTCGTTTCAGACGAAACATTGGAGTTTGACGATCTTTTTAAAAAATACGCCGGAAAGGGAATTTATAAGTTTTTTCACTACTCTTGCACGGGGGCTCTGGCAGTTGAGGCGGCTATTAAGACCTGCGCTGAGCACAAAGGGCATCAAAACATAAAGGTTCTATCGTTTAACAACAGCTTTCACGGAGTTAACGGATATGGTGGATTCACTACGTCTAAATTTTATCCTGCAAGCAAGAAGCTAGAAAACCTGCCACAACCTTTTTCTATTAAAATAGATATGAATTTACAACAGGTTCTTGAGGCTGTCCGCGACAATAATATCACCTGTATTTTGGTGGAACCTATACAATGTAGTTCTGGCGATATACACCATAAAGTTGAATTCTTTCGAGACCTTCAGGAGACAGCAAATCTTCATAACATTCCAGTAATACATGACGAGATACAAATTGGCTTTGGCGGAACAGGAAAATTGTGGCATTTTGAACATCTAGGGTTGCAGCCAGATTTAGTTGTATTCGGAAAGAAGACCCAACTATCAGGAATTATGGTCAAGGAGAAGTTTGGAGAGATCTTCTCTAAAGAAAGGCGAACCAAGCTTGAAGTTACTTGGGATGCTGATGTCTTGGATATGATTAGGTGTAAATACATAATAAAAGCATACAAAAAATATGATATACTAGAAAATGTAAACAATATGGCAAATGAGCTTATTAGTGAGTTGTCAAAAATTAAAAACATACACAACTTAAGAAATAAGGGATTGATCGTTGGCTTTGATTTGCCATCTGCATCAGCTAGAGACAACACTCTGCAGGAGATGAAAAGGAACGGTCTTATATGCAATGTAGCTGGATCTACAGCCGTGAGGCTAAGACCCAATCTAGCTCTAACACATAGTGAATTGTGCAATGCCGTTGAAATAATAAAGCAATCAATCAGAAAGAGGTAAGCCGATGTTAATTGATTTTGAAAATATAGAGGAAAAATGCAATACAGCCGTCGCGACAGAGGAGTATGAACGACTTTGCGAAAAGGTAAGAAATGCAAAGAGGATCTTTCTAATTGGAAATGGTGGTTTGCATTATGTATCTAGCCATATGGCAACAGACTTATCTAGATTGATACCCGACAAGGCTGTGCATTCATTTGATAGTGTTGGATTTATAACTTCCAATGCCAACGACCATGGTTATGGTATGATCTTTGTTCGCTGGCTTGAAACAATGGCAAATTTTGAAAACCCAGATGAATGCTTGGTTGTTGGAATGTCTTGCTCGGGAAACTCTGGGAATGTCATCGACGCACTTCACTGGGCACAAGATAGGGGCTGGAGTACCTTTATGATAAGTGGTCAACACTCTAGGGTTCTAAGGGATTCGGTTGATGAGGTGTCTCTTAACTGCGATTATTTCCACACAGTTGAGGTAGCTTGTATGATGTTGTTTTATGACCTAATTCACCGCACGGGAAATCACTGCCCTTCAATCGACCAAGAGAAGAGAAGAATGAGTGGTTCTCCCCTTCGAAAGGGTGCAGATGGCTGAGGTATTAGTCACAGGAGGCACAGGCTTTCTAGGAACTAGGCTTAAGAAGGTGAAGCCAAATTGGCTATACCTTTCCTCAAGAGACTGCAATTTGCTTGATTTCAAGGAGTCTCTAGAGTTCTTTTCTTCTCACAAGCCTTCCGCGATCATTCACTTGGCTGCTAGGGTTGGGGGTATTAAAGATAATGCCAATAATCAAGCAGAGTATTTTTTTCAAAATACGATGATGAATACAAATGTAATTCATATAAGTTCAATCTTAGGCGTCCCAAGGGTGCTTAGCTCTCTAAGCACTTGTGCATTCCCAGATCAGGTTAGTCAGTATCCGTTTAGTGAAAGCGAATTGTTCAACGGTCCCCCCGCTAGAACAAATTTTTCTTATGGTATAACAAAGAGAGCCTTGCATGCTCAAACAGTTGCATATAGGGAACAGTATGGGTTGAATTATTCTAGTTTTTGTCCTTCTAATTTATATGGTCCATCTGACAACTATGACCCAGAATCATCTCATTTTGTAGCGTCTTTAATCCGAAAGATCTCGGAAGCAGATGACGGAAACACAATTGAGCTGTGGGGCTCTGGAGCACCTTTACGCCAACAGTTGTACATTGATGACTTGTGTGAATTGATTCCGGTATTGTTGGAAAGGCACAATACAGAGATACCTTTAATTGTGGCAAATAACGAGAATTTATCAATTAAAGAGATGGCTTATGCTGCTAGAGAATCTTTAAACAAGGACGTTAAATTCTTTTTTAACGGATCCTACGAAGGTCAGCATCGAAAAGATGGTAGCAATAAAGCTCTTATTGAAATGACTGGAAAATATAACTTTACAAAATTTAAAGATGGCATCAAAAAGACGTATAATTGGTACTTGGAGAACAAATGAAAACTGCGTTTATAACTGGAGTTACAGGTCAAGACGGATCGTATTTAGCAGAGCTTTTGCTAAATAAGGGCTACAAGGTCATTGGTCTAAAGAGGAGAACTTCTTTAATCTGCACAGATAGGATTAATGGATTCTACGATCATGAGAACTTTGAATTAAGATATTTTGAACTAAATGATGCAGGCTGTATGTGGCGGCTTCTGCAGGAATACAAGCCCGACGAAATTTATAATCTTGCAGCTCAATCTCACGTTAGGGTATCTTTTGAGGTAGGCGAATCCACAGTTGACGGAATTGCTATGGGAACTTTGAGGCTTTTAGAGGCTGCTCGCCATGTCACCCCAAACGCAAGGTTCTACCAAGCATCATCATCAGAAATGTTCGGAGACAATCCAAACTACCCTCAAGATGAAAATACTCGTTTAATGCCAGCATCTCCGTATGCCTGCGCAAAGACTTTCGCGCACAACCTTGTGAGAAACTATCGTGAATCTTATAATCTACACGCCTCTTCTGGCATTTTGTTTAATCACGAGTCTCCCCGCCGAGGTGAGACCTTTGTTACCAGAAAGATTACCCTAGCAGCCGCCCGGATAAAATTGGGGCTGCAAGAAAAGCTTTACCTAGGAAACCTTGAAGCTAAGCGTGACTGGGGTTTTGCTGGTGACTACGTTGAGGCTATGTGGCTTATGTTGCAACAGGATAACCCAGATGACTATGTTATTGCGACCGGAGAAACCCACACAGTCAGGGAGTTTCTTAATTTAGTTTTTAAAATCGCTGACCTAGATGTTAGGGATTATGTGAGAATCGACAGCAGATTGTTTAGACCCCACGAGGTTCCTTTGCTGCTCGGTAGTTCAACTAAAGCAAAACAAAAACTCGATTGGTCTCCAAAAATTAACTTTGAAGGCTTAGCGAGAATGATGTATGAAGAAGATTTAGAAAAAGTAAAGTCTGAAATTTAAAAATTTTTAAAAAGGAGAAAAAAATGCCAACTAAGACTGAAGTAAATAACGAGAGGCAGATCACTACCCTGCGCTCTCGTGTGAGTGAGCTAACTGATCGCATTGTCATCCTAGAGAATGAACTCAAGACAACAAGGAAGCTAGTTCAGCAAGACATGAGAAAAATTCTCAACGTTGTTGAGGGGAGGTAAGAAAATGGCAGAATTAAAGAGTTTTAACCTATCTGATCAAGCTCTAGGCGCTGTTATGATGGCACTGCAGAAGTCCCTTATGGAACAATCGGATATTGTCCCGGTTCTCCAGAAGATGGATTTTGTGCCTACTGATAAGGGTCTAGTTGTAAAGAACCCCCCTATTGTTAAGTTTGATACCGATGGCATGATACTAGATGACAATAACGAGTAGTAATGCCAACATATACTTACAAGTGTGAAAAATGTGATTTAGTGTTTGAGCATTTTCACGCCATGAGTGAGACCTTAGAGCATTGTGTTACTTGCAATCCCCCAGCCCCAGTAAAAAGGGTGCCCTCCAAGACATCCAATATCAAGAAAAATAATAATTTTTCAAAACAAAAGCCGGGAAAAATTGTTAAAGAATATATACGAGACGTAACAAAAGAAGTAAAAGAAGAAAAGAAGAGATTACGAGAGAAGATTACATAAATGAATATTTTATTAACAATCTCTTTCCTGCTGTCTTTTCTTGTTAACGTATTGTTGGCGTGGTACTCCAAGAAGCTAACCAGTCAATTCATATTTTTTTCTGATACACTAACGTCGCTAGAAAACGATCTGCAAGAATTTAGCACACATATCACTAGTGTTCACGAGCTAGAAACATTTTATGGTGATGATACTTTGGGAAGATTGATGCAACATTCCAGGGAATTAACTAATAACATCTCACAATTCAATGATAGCTTTTCCCTTGAAGAGCTAGAGCAACCGGAAGAGGAGGAAATCGATGGCGGCGCGTAGAGGGAGAAAAAGATCAAAGAGTAAAAATCATTATTTCACAAAAGACCACGAGAATGCGATAGTCGCGTATGCAAATACTAGAGACGTGCGTGTGAGAACACAGCTCTATATTGAATATATTGAGCCCGCCTTTAGTGAGATGGTAGATAAGGTGGTTTTTACCTATAAATTTACCACACTTCCAAACGTAGACTCACTGCGTGAAGAATGCAAAGTTTGGTTAACCACAATTTTAGATAAATACGACCCCAATAAAGGGTCAAAAGCGTTTTCATACTTCTCAGTAATTACTAAAAACTGGTTTATACACAAAGTAAAGAAGACCAACACTAGGAATAAAAGGGAGACCGACTTTGAGGATATTAGTGGAGAGGTAGAGCAGAAGTATCTATCCTCTTACAATCCATATCACCACAAGAGAGAAGAGGCTGAATTTTGGAATTATTTGTGGGGTGAAATTGATACCTGGGATACTGGCAACTTAAAAGAGAATGAAAAGAAGGTCTTAGAAGCTATAAAGATAATATTATCTAGCCCCGAGGATATTGAAATTTTCAATAAAAAGGCTATTTACCTATATATTCGAGAGATCACAGGTCTTAACACCAAGCAGGTTGTTAATAACTTAAACAAGATGCGTGTTAAATATCGTGTTTTCAAGGGTAAATGGAATCGCGGGGACATCTAATGAAAGACCTGAACGCCTATCTAACTGAGGCTATAGATAATATAAGAGAGGATCGAGAGGTAACTAAGGAGCTTCTCTCTGATGTTATGCAATACATGTCGCAAGACCAACATAGCCATAAAGAGGTGGGACAGACAGCAGCCAAGTATGTAGAGACTTTGCAGAGATCTAATGAGCAACTTGTAAAAGTCAGCACAATCATACATAAGCGAGAGAGTTCATCCGGCAACCTTGGTCTTTCAGACAAAGATAAAGACGATTTGTTTGATATGATCAAGGGTGAAGACTAATGGCGAACCAGAGAGATGTAAAAGAAGAGATAAACTACCTACCTCAAGACCCCTTTGCGGATAGAATTGATCCTGCAGGTCAGAATAGAAAATCTTATGAGTACACCCTGCAGCGCGAGGGTGCAATTGCGTTTTTTAAGAAAAATGTCTTAAAAGATGCTAAAGTTTTTCAAGCAATTGTTATTGATGTAGAATCCGATTCCCCACTCTTGAGGCAAAGAACGGCAAGGGGGCAAACTGACTCCTCTCAGAAAGAATATGTGGCAGTTCGTGCTAGAGTGCCAAAATTACACGCACATGTTTTAAGTCCAGAAACCATCCCTATGGACAAGAGTAAGCCTGGTGCAAAGGGTATCATTCAACAGCACCCTCTCTTTATAGCCAAAATAGGACCGAAGACCCCGATTCCTGCCGAGGGATCCATTATAAAAGTTTCGTTTGGAAAGGGACCAGTCTCTGGGCAATATGACGGGGTCTATTTGGAGCTTTACGAAGGACCAGCTGCTTTTGACGATAGTGGAAATACGGTCGACCCTTCGACAAGGCTGCAGTTTGCTGTTGAGCCTGGCGAGAGGATTAATATTCGGGAGCGCTCTGGCGACGGTATAACTACTATGACTCCCGTCGAGAGGCAGCAGGCAGAGCTTAACTCCAGGCGTGTAGGCGAGCCGCCACCAGTTGGCAACCCACCAGACCCCGCAACTCAGGTGGGACCGCCTCCAAATAACGGGCTTACACCTTTTGCATCAACTATCTTCGATAGCCCGTACCCAGTGTCTAGTGAGTATGGTCTAGAAAGGGGAACTAGGAATCATAATGGAATAGATTTTGCTACCCCACTAGGGACTCCGCTGAAAGCGGTTTGCGCAGGCACAATTCGAGCCGTTAGGCGAACGGACCAGTATATCTCTGACGGGCTAGCAGCCCCAAGAGGTAGCGACGAGAACAGAAACGCTCGCGCCGGCAACTTTGTGGAAATAGAAAGGGGCGACGGAGTTACCGCGCGCTATCTTCATATGAGTGAGATCGAAAGTAATCTCCAAACCGGAGGCACCGTCGAGGCGGGCACCAAGATTGGAGAAACTGGTGACTCTGGCTCTCCAGGCAGTTTTCATTTACACTTTGAGGTTAAAGAGGGAAACAACAAGGTTAACCCAAGACGATATCTGACAAACGATACGTTTAATAGGGGAAATAGATCCTTGCCACCAGCAAGCTAATAGAAGGAATAATGCATGAGCGAAAAAGCAAGAGATTTTAAAGGGATATCTGGAGCACAGGAATCAACCATACAAGCAGCACAAGCAACTGACGAGCTAGCATATTCCGGTATAAATGGTAAGAAGCTCATCGAAGCAGTTCCCAGTTTTGACAGAACCCCCTGTGAGGTGGTCATTAGCAATGAGAACAACTCTTGGATTATATTGGGTCGTGATAGACCAGCTGATATCACATCCGGCTATGGCGGCAAAGGAAACACTCAAGCTGGGTCCATTGATATGGTGGTAGGCAGAATGGCTTCCTCAAAAGGTGGTCCAAAGACCGATAGGGTTGTTGCGCCAAATATGTTTACAGACGCAGCCAGAATTTATGTCAGCCAAAAGACGGATGTTGATGTAAACTTTGGCTTAGTAGGAGACGCGGAAGTCAATGAAAGATCCGCCGTGGCAATGAAGGCAGATGCTGTTCGCCTCATCGGTCGTGAGGGGATTAAACTAGTCACTGGTAAAGCAAGGGGCGTCATTGGCACAGGACGCGGCGGAGAGAAAAATTCTCAAGGTGGAGAGATTGAGACAATTGCGGGCATTGAGTTGATTGCTGGAAATGATATAGAAACAGAAGAGTTAGAGCCAATAGTCAAAGCATACGCCCTCGCCGAGGCGCTAGAGGTAATAATGAAACAAGTTTCAGATTTAACAGATATCGTCAACGAAATGGCAATAACACAGACTAAAATTAATAATATAGTTGCAGCACACACTCACACTTTTGCCGGTCCCGGCAAGGTATTAGTTTCAGAACAACTAACACCGTTTATCCCAAGTCAAGAGGCATATAAGATGTCTGCTGTACATCAAAATATTTATAAATTAAAAATTAAGTCTGGAGTATCAGTGCCGGAAACTAGGTTTAAGCCCACTGGCACGAGATGGTTTGGAAGCCGTTTTAACAAAACGAATTAGGATAATATTATGGCAATCGCAATAGGAAGTCCAGATAGATACACAGCGCTTGAGGGTCCATCAAGCGTTGATAGTATCCGGTATATGTGGTGGAAGCAGTATGTCTTCCCCATGATCTATTTCAGTGATAAAGATTTTACAGGCGTTACTCCTAGCGCTAGCGATATCTCTAGAGCAGAATCTGGCTATGATTATGACGAGATGTGGAGGAGAAATACCGAAGACTTCGCTCCTGCCCCGCGTCCACGATTGCCTGTTGACCCAGATGGTGGGGTATACTCGACAAGTTATTTAGACGCTTTTCTAAGCCGTGACCCGTCATATTATGGTGAAGGAACCGATGCAGGCGAGGGAACATTGGCTTCGGGTATTCTTGAGGGCTACATAACCCAAGAAGAATTTATAGGAATGACGAAAGCTCAGGCTCGCGCCGTCATTTTGCAAGTAACAAAGAGAATGCATTATGTTGTTGATTTTTGGCTTGGTCAGATTGATAGGGGGTATATCTCGCGAGACCTCTGGTTTTCAGACGCAGGGGGTATTCGAACCTATTTTGCTGATGAATACGGCGATTTTTCAAATAGAGTCAGAAACGCAACAACTTTAGATACATATACTCTAAAAGCTGCCATCTCTGATGCTAAACTATGGGCGAAATATTTTAAGTATGACCCCGCCCGTGATTCTGAAATATATCCAGATGGGGATCCATCCCGTCCGAGGGCAAACACAATTGAAAGTGCATGCGAGATCTTGCCTGGCTCAATGATACCCAGCGGGTGGTGCCTATTGGCTTCAGCAGGGGCAGCAGTTACAGAAGATCCAAGTGGTAGGTTAGTGTTCGACGAAACGGAAGGCTCAGTTCCTGCTGGAAGTGGCACGACCGCCGCGGAAGATGTAGGCGGACCCTTGTCATCGGTGCCTCCAATGATTGTGCCCCCACCACCGCCATGCCCAGAGGAAGAGCCTGAAGGAGAGGTAGTAGAGGATTGTGCATTTGACCCGGGAGCAATAGTTCCAGATTGGACAACGCAAGCAACGCCGTTCCTGAATTCTAGGGTGTGTGAGTATTACGTGCCCATCAAGACAGATTACGCTTGCCCCGGCGCCGAGGAGTTGCCTGCGCGGGTTGAAGAGTTTTTTCCTGAAGCGATCCAGAAATTAATGGATTTCTTGAATAAGGACTATTTTCAAGAAGATTTTAATATTCTATCAAGCTTTATTGTAAATGGAGGGTTTTACGAATTTGACAAAGCTCCCAATTTAAACTTACAGTTGCTTTATAGATTTCCATTTTCTCTAATACGAGCTATGAGGCTAGAGGACAGAATCCCAGCTCAACCTGAAGATCTAACACTGGAGGGTAGCTTCTTTGAGGTCAACGCCTCTGAATTTAATTCTAATGCCGATAAGCTAAGTAAATTCTTGGGAACCCTCACCAAGCAACAAGCTGACCTATGGAGAAGCCAAAGAACTAAGATGGTTTTGCAAGGCTCGACCATAGAAGCAAACTTTACAGCGGAATCAAAAAACGTTTCAATTCTAAAGGCTTCTTTGGTTGATACACTGGCACACAGCGGATTCAAGCTACCCTCTGAGTTTGAGCCCACAACAAGAGCTGCTGAAGTAAGGGTGCCAAATAGCAAACTCGTGGCAGAGAGCATATTCGTATACCACGATTCAAACTATAATCTAACTGCCATGTTTGCAAAGGAGAGAGGTGGGGAACAAGAAGAAATAAGTATACGATCGCTAGATCAGACATCTCCTTTGGTTTTCCCGACAATGATATCGTATCTATCTAGGCTACCTGAAATTGCACTTAGTATCTCTACCGCGCCTCCGATTGGCGTGTTAGATTTTGCGACAAGATATCACTATCCCCCTATTAGGGTGGCAGACCAAACAAATACAGAAACACCAAGCCTGTTACCGGCGAATTGCCAAGACGGCGAATTAGCAGCCATTGAGAGGTCTATAGTTGACTCAGTTATGAGTCTAGCCGATGAAATCTCTTCAAGATTAGCATCGGATTTGTGTATGACTCCTGAGCAGCTAAAAGAGCGAGACAAGAGACTAGGTAGCCAAAACGTCTTAGATCAGTTGGGGGAGGTCCTAACTGCAGAAGCTGGGCGTCAACTTTTGCCCGGTGACCTGACCATGGCAAATTTACCACAAGCTATTGAGCAAATATCGCAAGATGCTGACGTCATAAAATCAGCCTGGGAGAAGCTTTTTAATAAGATGAGTGTTTGCGGTCTGTTTAAACTGATGGCTCAAACACTAAAGTTTATATCTCAATTTGATGTATGTGGGATAAGTGCTGAGACTGCTCTCGCGTTAGCAATTAAGTCTGCTCTCAAAGAGATAGACCCGAAGGTATTGAGGGGCATATATGGGGCTTTATCCGCAGAACAGCAATCAGAAATATTGCAAATTTATACGGATAGACTATCCCAATATATGGAAGATGTTGGGTATAACGGTGCCACACAATTTCCTTGGGACTTTGAACAACAGATAAGCAATCTAGAGGATAGTCGGTACACTGGAAATTTTGTGTATCAAGGGTCAATCTTTCAAAATAATTCTGACGCAGATCAGCTCCAAAGTGAATATAGAAGTGCTTACACTTTAGGGTATCGTGGGGACACATATGAACCGGAAGAGTCTTATACGGAAGAGCAGGCATACGCTTTCTGGGTTGGATACGCCCAGGGCGCTAGAGACGATGCTGGCACCGGTCGCGATACTGACCCAACACTGCCGCCAAGAGAAGAAACGCTAGAAAAGTTTGCCTCTGCCGCCGACAGGCAGCAAGGGAGGGATCCAAATTCTTTTAGTGGTCTATCTGGTGGGCTATTAGCCGATCTTTATGGCATAACTGTAGAGATTTTGGTAGATATCATCACTGATATTTTAGACTTTAGTGAACTGCTGGAAGCAGTTAAGGACATTCCAGTAATAGGATCCCTAATCACAGCATTCGCCGATTCGGCTTCGTGCGTAGTCAATGTCAATAGCAGCAAAAAAGGTGAAGGCGAATTAAGTTTTGCGGAACTTAGTCAAAACATTCAGTCAGCAATCGCTGATTTTGATATTTGCGAACTTCCCCCTGCTAAAAGACCAATAACATTGCCAAACATTGAGCAGATAACAATATCTCTTAATGTTGTCTCGCTAAGGTCCATGTTCGTCAATACACTTCTACCAGTCTTGAGGGATCTGCTGATCCAGATTCTCCTTAAGGTTCTTTTGAGGCTGATAAGCAAAGCTACTGAGGTCCTAAAGGGGGCTGTTTGCGACCGTGCTAGGGGTAATCTATCCGCTGCAGTTGAGGGGTCCATAGTTGGTCGCGCGGCTGCTATTTCTGGTCCCCCTGTCGGCAATCTGGGTGATCTCTTCAGAGAGGCATTTTGTGGAGCCGATGCTCCCCAGGGCACGATCAATGATGGGTTGGCTAGAATGTTCTCTTCCGCAACTGGAGATCCAACCGCTGCCAACACAGCTTTGACGTCCTCGGATACATCTTGCTCCTTGGTCGACGCTCTTAGCAACCGATTGAGAATGGATCAATTAATAGATCTTCTGGAGGGAACCGCCGGTCCCGGTGTAATAGACAGTGTTCTAGAGATCGCCCAGACAGAGTGTGTGGAGTTATCTTCCTTTTTATCAGATTCCGAATCAGTTAAAAATTTCTTCATAACCCTGGGCACCAACTTTACAACAGAGTTTTTAAGCCAGTTTAGAGACGGTCTGGGCGCCTTCGGCGCGGATAGAGATACTATCGCCACAACTTGCGACCCCGAGGCTCCAAACCCCCTTGCTGACCTCTTAAGAGAGGAATGTGGCGATCAAATCACAGAAGAGCAGATACAACAACAAGTTGCAGCTTTTGAAAATAGAATAGAAGATATTGTATCTGATTTTACAGCCACGATGACAAGAGGCTTTGACGCATCTTTGACAGACACAATAGCGACGTCCTTACAGCAAGCTATACCTAAAGATTCTCCGGGCAATCTTTCTCTAGCGTCTGAGAATATTGATACGATGTTCGATCCTTTCTACGCCTCTTATTCTTTTGACATGTCCAGCGGCTTTAAACCAAATAGAAACAATGGTTTTTTAAATGCTGTATTATCAAACACAGAAGCACTCCCCTTGAGGGGTCAGTTTGCTGCTTATAATGCCGCTGTGGGAATGTTGACAGGACCTGCCTTTGCTTTCCTGCCTATTCCCCCTATCCCGCCGTTGATAATCCCAACGCTTGTCGAGAATGTAAGAAAAAGTTTCTTTGGGGGAGCCTATGACATCATAGACGGTCCAGAAGATCCAGATGCATCCCCTCCAGTGGGAGATGAGCCAGCAGCTAGAATTCCAATATTTTCAAAAAAACCCGATACTGTGGCAAAATATTTACAAGACCAGTTATCCTCAAATAATTTATTTACTGTCTCCGAGGAACAGCCGGAAACAGTCATAGCTAATTTTGAACTTAATGGGGACACCTTATTTAGCATGAATTATGAATTCAACACGGGCAGGTTTAGGCTAACAAGGCATATTCGTAGCGCGGGGCAGAGCGGAATTGATGACTCTAAGACAATTGAGTTTCGAAACACCCACACCAGGGATATCTTTTTTCAACTGGAATCATTACTTGGTCCTTCTGGTGATGGTTTGGGTTTAAATTCTCTATATGACGCCATAAGATACACCTCTACAGATGCTGAAGATAGAACCTATTCTCTAGACGATCCAGTCACCACATCAGGGGGAGGCGTTATCAGTAGTATAACTGCCCTTGACGAGGAGGAAATGGAGCAAAGTCTTGCATCAATCTTGCCAGGGTATGGCGGCAGGAACGACCCTCTGAATGTTGGCACAACTTTCTTAATGAGGCAGATGATACTAACAGGTCTGTTTCCCAATCCTGCTTCCTCCGAGACATTTGAATATTCAGAGTATACAAGAGAAATGTATATTTTGATGGCGAACTTAAGAGCGAAGGCACTTAGGGGGGCTGGAAAGTTAATCGCAGATAATAATAATGCATTCAGTTATGGAAGATATAACCTAGACACTATTTCAGATTCTCAAGTTTACCCAGCAATCGATACAGAGCTGATAGAAAAGGGATATAGCATCGTGTACCTAGAAGATGGAAACATCTTTGTACAGCCGCCACGAAAGGGAGGCTGGTTAGAGTTAAAGGATATTCTGCTACCAGAGACTGTGGAATCATACTGTTGTCCTGATAAAAAAGAATTATTAGACCTGGAATCAATAAAAGAGAGAACTTTGCGTGGGTATAGTCTAACAGAAGATGACCCGAGGCTAGAGCTTAACCCCAGGACTGTTCGCCAGCCGCCCTATTCTAGACCATTATCTAGACTTGTGCTAGCTTCAATTGAGGGGGCGATCTTGACCACCCTTCGTGTTTATATTGTAGAAAACATCATCCAGGGGTATGCTTCATTCGGCAAATTTAAGACAAATCTTAATTATACTTATGATCAAATTTTGATTGATTACATGGCTGAGAAGATTCGAAATGGCTTGAAGAGCCAACCGCCAAACCCTGGCGGTCCAGCGCTAGCCCCAGGAGTTTCATCTGACGGGGAGAATAAGCTATATGCATATTGGTATGAATTTTTAGAGCAGTGTGTACAGGTCTATATTCGTAGAACAAATGCTGAGCAAGCAATTATAACTTCTGAAATTGACAGTGCCTTGCGAACAATAAGCGCAACAATGGAAGCATATCAGTATCCCCAAAGAAAGGATCTTCGTGCAGCTAGGCAGACTCGTCCTTTTATGACGCTAAAGAGATTACGCAGGGAGAGTAAGATTGAAGCGATTAGGCAAACAGAACAATATGCTATGGTCATTTTAAAGCAATTGATTTCTGAAGAGTTGCGAATATTATCTGATGATATAGAGGAAATCCTTCCTTCCCCCGCCGGCGGATGGGTGGAGAATGCTGGATTAAATTTCTTACGCCAACAAGCTTACGAGATTGGTGGCAGAAACATCTTCGATGTTCCAAAGGTTGGTGGAAGAATCCTTCCCAATATTGGTGTCGCGACGTTTAGAGATGACTTTGAGAACGATAGCCAGTTCGTGTTAGAGTCTTATATCAAGGCAGAACTTAATACAGCCGGCAGAGCAGAGATCTCCTCTCTGTCGACAAATACCCCAATTGGCATAGAGGAGATGTTGGAGCTATTGGAGGCTTCAGCCGACTATGATTCGTTATCCTCGACGCAGGTAAGAGAATTGTTCACCTCCTTCAGGTACGGCTTAAGGCTTGTTTATGTTCCCAAGCCAACTGATTTTGGTGGAGATTTAGTTAAAAATAGAATGGGTGCCTTCGGCGACGACATAGTTAACCGCCTATATACCCATTCTGGTATTAGTGGCGGCGGAATAGGAGTATACACTATTCCAATTATATATTCTGAATCACTGGAACTGCAATTCACCGGCACATTTGGAGAGTTTAGGACAATTGCTCTAGAAAGTCAAAGCAGTGTTAGGTCTGAGGGCTTTAATTGGAGAATGCTAACGCTCTTAATGACGCAGACCGACCAGTTCAGATTAATGTTTGACTATGCTGCCCCGGTTAAGGCTATAAACTCTTTAACTTCAATATTCAACATTGAAGGATTTTTGGATTCTATCGGCGTTTCTGACGGCTGGACAGTACAACCCATGCCTCCGATTCCTCCTCCCATACCCATACCTCTTCCTCCGCCGGGAGGATATTTTCAGTGGAGCAAAAAGCTTTTCCCTAATATGAAGCGTAGGTTGAAGAGGCTATTCAACCTATTGTATAGGTCTAACGACTTTAACTATAGTCCCGCCGGCACATCGCCATCACGTCGAGAAATTAGTGATGCACGACAGGCGCTAGATCTACCTGGGTTCCTTGATGGCTTATCCCCTGGCATGCAAGATAGGATAATATTTGAAGATCCGCTTTGCTTGAGAGAAGAGAACCCTCTTTCCGAAACGCCTCGTGGAACAATACCCGGCTATGACGGCACCGTGGCAGACCGAGCCGCCGAACTAGCGGATGAAGGCTACAGCGCGACAGAAATCAAGGATATTATTGCAGGCGAATCAGGTTATGGCGCGAGGACTCCAAATGCTGCCGAGTCGGCATCACCCCCGCCCGAACCTCCCCCTAGGGATTCTTTTACAACCTTCGACGATGACGACGATGATGACTCTGCGATTGGCTTTGGTGCTGGTCCAGGCATCGGCGGCGGCGGAAGCGGCAAGTAAGCCGATTGTTTGATTAGGGTTGAATTTTAAAGTAGACTATTTAGGAATGAGGAGAACTCTTAATGTCTGGTATTGCTCCAAAACTGCCAATAACGGTGAACACAGAGGATGGCATCACATTAATTAAAAACTATGATGACCTGGTCACACAGAATTTAAAAATGCTTATCTTGACAGTCCCGGGCGAAAGAATGATGGACCCAGAGTTTGGCGTGGGTGCGAGAAATTACTTATTCGAGCAGATGACGCAAGCGACTTTTGAAGATTTTAGAAGCAAGTTGTTAGAACAGCAGCTGAAATATTTGCCGTATCTAACAATTCAGAACGTAGAGTTTGCTTCATCGTTGACAAATCCGAACATGAATGAGAATCTTTTAGGAATTAAGATTACTTACTTCAATAAGGTGTTAAAATCAACTAATGTTTTGTTATTGCCCGTAAGTTAATGAAATAACTATTTATATTGATAAGTTTGGTAAAAAAATAATGTCTAGAAACAAAAAAGTGCCAATTCGCTATACAAGCAGAGATTTTGATAGCATCAAGCAGGACCTCGTTGACTACGCAAAAAGGTACTATCCCGACACTTTCCGAGATTTTAGTGAGGCTTCTTTCGGCTCTTTGATGTTGGATACAGTCGCATACGTAGGCGACATACTTTCATTTTATTTAGATTACGAAGTTAACGAGAGCTTTGTAGATTCAGCAACTGAATATAATAATGTTATAAACCATGGCGAACAGATGGGGTATCGTTTTGCCGGTGGTGCTTCTGCTTATGGTGTATGTGCTTTCTATATTAAGGTGCCAGCTAACGGCACTGGACTTGGACCTGACACGAATTATATGCCAATCCTTAAAGCAGGTGCCACACTATCATCTACTGGCGGCTCTTCTTTTATTTTATTAGAAGATATTAATTTTGAAAATCCGGAAAACGAGCAGGTGGTGATGGAGCAAAACGTTGATACCGGATTGCCCACATCTTATGGTATTCAAGCTTTTGGTCCAGTAGTATCTGGCAAGTTGGGCACTGAGACCATAACGGTAACCGATTTTGAGAGATTTAGAAAGATTACACTGTCTACAAGGGATATAGTAGAAGTGCTATCAGTGTCTGATTCAGAAGGGCATATTTATTATGAAGTGCCCTATTTGTCTCAAAATGTAGTCTATAGGAGCATTGCTAATCGAAGCGGCAGTGCCAGTAGTTCTGAGGCACCTCCTGCGATAGTTAAGCCGTTTGTAGTGCCAAGAAGATTCACAATCAAGAGATCTCGCAGAACGACAGCTTTGCAGTTTGGCTACGGATCAGATTCAGAGACTAATAGTCCATCGGTGGCTGACCCCACCAATATAGTCCTTCAGAGGAATGGTCGCGACTACGTTACAGACGAATCTTTTGATCCTTCTAAACTTTTGGACACGGATAAGTTTGGCATTGCGCCCTCTAATACTACTTTAACTATAAGATTCAGGAAAAATGATACCACGAATGCTAATGCAGCTGTAGGTGCAATCAACAAGGTTATAAATTCCGACTTAGTCTTTAAAGATCCTACCGTCTTAGGCACCTCTTTAAGGAATAGCGTCCTAGGGTCGTTAGATGTGACAAATTTAAGTCCTGTCGCTGGCGACACTTCAAACCCTGATATCTCTGAGCTAAAGCAGCAAATTATGGACAACTTTGCTTCGCAAAACAGAGCGGTCACAGAACAAGATTACAAGGCTTTGGTTTATGCTATGCCTGGTCAATACGGATCCATAAAAAGATGTGCGATTTATCGCGATCCCGACTCATTTAGGAGAAATTTAAATCTCTACGTAATGTCGCAGGATAAGAACGCCAGACTAACGACAACAAACAGTCAAGTAAAAACAAACTTAAAAACTTGGTTAAGTCAGTATAAAATGATCAATGACACAATTGATATCTTAGACGCAAAGGTAGTGAATATCCAAATTAAATATACTTTGATGGCTCATACACCCGATAGACAGCTTGGTCTTGTTTTGGCGGCGAATAAAGCGCTAGCTGAAAGATATAATAGTAGAAAGTTTGATATTGGTGAGTCTTTTGATATTGCTGAAGTTTACCAAATCTTGAATAAGATTCCCGGTGTCGCAGACGTTAGAAATGTTCGAATCATTAATAAATTTGGAGGAGATTATTCTAACATTGGCTATAACATAAGGGACAACATGTCAACAGATGGAAGATTTGTCAATATACCAAAGAATGTAATTCTTGAGGTCAAATTCTCTGAACGAGATATTATAGGAACTGTTAAATAATGGGACTAAAAAGATATACGGCATCTGCCGACACAACAATCACAAATGCCTATAAATCTAATTTAACCACTCGTGGTACGGGTTCTAACATGGGTCGCGCTGATTCCTTGGAAATATTTTCAATTTATGCACAAGAGAGTTCAGGTTCATCAGAACTCTCCAGAGCGTTGCTAAAGTTTCCAACAGATACTATAGCAGCAGATCGTGCAGCTGGCACAATACCAGCCTACGGTAGTGTTAGTTTTTATTTGCGAATGTTTAACGCAACCACCCCTTTTACACTTCCTAGGAATTTTACCCTACAAGTTCAGGCTGTTTCTGGCGCCCATAGTTCCGATATCCCTAAACAGTATGATTTTAACTGGCAAGAGGGAAACGGTATAGATATGGACAATTATACCGATGTAACACGCGATGGTATAGGAACAAACTGGATTAACATGGGTTCGAGTAGTACCGATGGAGTAGTCAAGTGGGGCTCCCAGGGCTCAGTAGTGGGTGGAGGCGCCTATTTTAATGATACAAACTCGTCTTTTACGCAAACTTTTGATGATGGTTCTGAGGATTTAGAGATCGATATCACAACATTGGTGGAACAGTTTGTCAATAGTTCCGGCAACGTGCTTGGAAGTAAGACCGATTATGGAATCGGGGTTAAGCTAACGGGAAGTCAGGAAGTCTATGTTGCCTCCGGGGACTCTTCCACCAGCGTCCCAGTCAATACCGATGGAGCTAGAAGATCCTATTACACAAAGAAGTTCTTTGCCAGAAGTTCTGAGTTTTTCTTTAAGCGACCTGTTTTAGAGGCTCGTTGGGAGGACACAAAGAAGGACGACAGGGGAAATTTCTTTTATAGTAGTTCATTATCAACTGCTGAAGAAAATCTACACACTTTATTCCTCTATAACTATCATAGAGGTATACTAAGAAATATTCCAGATCTAACAGATAACATAATTTATGTTGCATTCTACTCAGGGTCAGATGATAACACTGCACCCTCTGGGTCTGAGCTTTTACTAGTTAAGGACGGAACACATGTCTCCGATCCATCTAAGATTTTTGTTACCGGCGGGTTAAGCACGCAGACTGGCATATACACTTGCTCAGTGGCGCTAACAGCAGCGGCTACACCATTAACTACAGTGTTCGACGTATGGGGTACCGGTCGCTACAACCCGAATACGGGCGTTGGTGGTGAGCAATATTGGACAGGCTCTTTCAGCCCGGTCAAATTGGACCTATCAACCGAAAACCCCTCTACTGAGTTTGTTACCAATATAACCAATCTAAAGCCAATGTATAACAGAAGCGAAACAGCTCGCTTTAGGGTTTTCACGCGCCAAAAAGATTGGAATCCAACTATTTACACTAAGGCGGTCGCGACAACTCCCCCATTCATTGTGGAGAGTGGCTCCTACTCAGTTGCGAGGGTGATCGATGGCGTTGAAGCCATACCCTATGGAACAGGGAGCGACCTCCATACAATGATGTCTTTCGATGTCTCAGGGAGTTACTTTGATCTAGACATGTCCATGTTAGAGCCGGGATACGCATATAGGGTTAAATTTGCTTATTACAATGGTTCAGTGGGAGATTGGCAAGAGCAGTCTCAAGAGTTTAAATTTAGAGTAGAAGACTAAAAATGAGCGTCAAGGACTTATTTAAAAATAAAATATCAACACGGGCAATATCAGCTGAGACACCAGACTCTCTGGGCAGGGAAGCCGAATCGATAGCCAATGTTGAGAATAAGAATAAAAGATCACAAATTTTCATTCCCCCTGTTGACTTTTCTTCTGCTTCAAATTTTGCTGTCTACGGCTTGGCAGAAAAATATTATGAAGATGCGGTAAAGAGAGTATATCTTCAATATCCATACGATGGGTCCGAAGCGGAGATAAATGAATATCTAGTAAGCTCCTCTTATCTAGATCACTATATTTTAGAAAAAAGATATCCTCGAACAAATGGATATGTTGTCCTATGTGCTGGTGGGTGGGGAGCCCAGGTAGGGGTGACTGGCTCATATGGAGCACCAGCATCAGCTTCATACGAATATATTTCTCTTAAGGGCGGACCACACACGAACTTACCAGCAGAATCAAGAGTTGCTTCTGCGTTTACAGGCTCTAATAACCAAAATAACATCTACAGCGTCCCAGACAAGAGAGCTTCAAACTTATCACTGAACCCAGCTAGCGGCTCAACCGTAGAGTTCTGGCTAAAGAAATCTGAATTTGTCACCTCCCTTACCGAGAAGGAGGTGGTCTTCGACGTCTGGAATAATGAAGCTACAACGCTGGGAACATACGGTCGACTAATGGTCGAACTAAGTGGTGCAATTTCTAGTGTTTCTCCGTTTAGGATCACATACGCTTCAGGAACATCTGGATTTAAAAATCACAGAATTGGACTATTAACAGCGGCAGACGTCGCCGATGATATTTGGCACCATTATGCAATAACTTTTGTTTCTTCTAGCACTGCATTAACCGCTAAACTGTATATTGACGGAGACTTAAACGACACTGAAACAACAAGTTCTACAGTTAATGAGGTCACTGGTGCTCTTGTTGCAAGCATTGGCGCACTAAGGACATCTCCTACTGGCAGCACCTATGCTACACAAGGGTGGGGTAAGCTTTCCGCTTCCCTAGACGAGTTTAGATACTGGAAAATTGAGAGGACTGCAGAGGACGTTGGCAGAAATTTCTTTACTCAAGTTCGAGGCGGCACAAATACAGATGACGCAAATGTCGATCTAGGCGTATACTATAAGTTTAATGAGGGAATCACTGGGATCTCCTCCAACGATTCTGTTGTTTTGGATTACTCTGGTAGAATTTCAAACGGGTCTTGGACAGGTTATAACACGAGTGCCAGAAACACTGGTTCGGCTATGGTCTCATCTAGTGCTGCCTTGGCAGAATTTGAAGATCCAATCATATATTCAGACCACCCTAGTGTCACGGCTCTATTATCAGAACTGCAGGATTCTGGTAGCGTTTACGACGTAAACAGTAATTCAAATATTTATAATTCTCTTCCGGCTTGGATTCAAGAGGAGGACAGTAGTGGCGATCTCAAAAACCTTGTTCAGGTAATGGCAAGCTATTTTGATAGATTGCAGAGCCAGATTAAAGAAGTGCCCAAGATAAAGAACTTACAATATCAAAGTTCTAGCAATGCTCCAGCGCCTTTCGCATCAAACTTAGTTAACAGCACTGGGATGACAAGCCCAGAAATATTCGTTGATGCAAACATCATGGAGATGATCTTATCTCGCGACGAGAACCGTGACTATAATCTAGACATTGACGAAGTAAAGAATAGAATTTATCAAAATATCTACAATAACCTTGTCTATATTAATAAATCTAAGGGCACTGAAAAAGCTTTTAGAAACTTGATCCATTGTTACGGAATTGATGAAGAATTGATTCGACTCAACACTTATGGTAACAACGTCACCTATGAGCTGAAAAACAACTTCAAGTCCCGCGCTGTAGCAAAGAACTTGGTTAATTTCAATACTACAGAGAACTTTGATGCTACCATATATCAGTACGCCGATCCGTCTGACTCAAATACCGTGTCTTTTATCTCCGGAACAGGCGCTGATTTACTAGAAAGCTATATAGGATTCACCCTTGAGGGAGAAATGATCTTCCCAGTTCCAACTGACCCTTGTGTTGAGAATTCATTTTCTTCTGATTTCTTAACAGTGTCCTTGATGGGCATGCACCGTGCAGAAGGCACAACACCGACCGACACAACCGTTCCAGCCGCTGATACTGCTGACCTAAGAATTATTGCTGTACGTCCCAATTTAGATTCCGCAGACGCCTACTTCAAGTTAACATCGTCAATCTCTCAGATAGAATCAATAACAACCGACACTTATAAAGATGTGTTCAACAACACCAAGTGGAATTTCGCAGCACGACTCATAAACACTAAGTATCCGCTTGGAGATGTTATAACGGGTGTCGCTGGAGATTCATACCAAGTTGAATTCTATGGTGTGAATATGGATCTAGACATTGCCCGTGAGGAATTCTTCTTATCATCCTCCGTAAAAGCCAATTCCGCCGCGATTGATTTCTTACACAGTGATAAGAGAATATTTGCCGGCGCCCATCGAACAAACTTCACAGGGTCGGTCTTACAGCAGTCTAATGTAAAACTATCTAATGTCAGATACTGGGCTGATTACGTATCAAATGCTGTGATCGCAGCCCATGCACGCGACACAGACAACAACGGCACGTTAAACCCTCATAGGAATGCATTCTTAACCCAAACGTCGCTAACCGGAACATATATACCAGAAATTGAAACCCTTGCTCTTGACTGGAATTTCTATAATATAACTGGTTCCAATGCAAGTGGTAGATTTATAGTTGATGACTATTCATCTGGCTCAACAACTGAGCAGGCACGATATGGTTGGTATGGCAATATTGTCAAGGCTCAGCACACCGGACGAGGAGACTTCTTCGGTGCCAGCGATTCTAACGCTATTGACAGAGACTATATTTATGTGGCACGCCAGTCACACCCTGAAATTGTCCACTCATCTGAAATGATTAGAATTTTGGATTCTGATGATGAGTTTTTCAATAGGGATCAGAGACCGATTAACTACTTCTTATCAATCGAGAAGAGCATGTACCAGGTTATCTCTGATGAAATGATAAATACGTTTGCAACAATTCTAGAGTTCAATAATCTAATTGGTGATCCGATTAACAGATATCGTCAAGACTACAAGCTGCTAGAGAAGGCTAGAAATCTATTTTTTGAAAAAGTAGAAAACATTCCAGATTTGGATAAGTTTATTGACTTTTATAAATGGATTGATTCATCCCTATCTGGATTCCTGCAGCAGATAATGCCTTCTTCTGCCGCCTCTTCGGAGGGTGTGCAGAACTTAGTTGAGAGCCATATTCTTGAGAGGAACAAATATTGGACAAAATATCCAACAATTGAGAGAAGAAGCCCCACTCTAACTGGTTCCGCTCCGATTCCAACTGATAGTGGGTTTGCATCAACCGCTCCTAGTAATCAATCTTCAGCTACAACGAACCAGCAATATTGGCAGCAAAGAGCTTCTAGGACCGAAGCCCCGTTGGCAACAGGGGACAATACTTTCGACTTGTCTAGACAGGCACTCTTTCAGGCACTGACCGGCTCTTACCGAAGATCCGCAGCGTATAGTTTTTCTGCGGTTACGGAGCAACAAAAGGCGTCTCCGCGAAGAATGATCCACGGAGGCATTAATTATGCCCCATCTAAAAACAGGAATATAGTATTAAACGCCACAAGCCCACAGGGTCCACAGGCAGCTTCCGGTACGCCCCTGAACGTGATGCTTATAGACAACACGGACGTGATACAGCCGACAAACATTACAGGCTCCGGACCAGAAGAGAAAGAGAAGAAGTTTTTATCATATAAAGTTTCTCTCCGAAGAGACCAAGAGTTGGGATCAAAGACTCAAGGCAGAGACGGTTATGCTGGGATAATGAAGGGTGCCTTAGCGTCACCATTCAATCTAATCAGCAGTTCGGTCAACACCGGATACAACAAGCTTGTAGTTGAGAACTTCTCATCTGGCACTATGTTGACAAACCTTCATGCCGATACGACAGTTGCCTCAAACGACATCCCAATGCAGGGACCGTTTACTGAGAGGCACGTCGGTGGGCACCAATCCAGACATGCTAGTATCAATAGGTACGTGTCAAGTCGCACCACCATCAACAAGATAGATAACAAGAACGTTCGCGGTGAGGCGTATCAAATTTTGCTGGGAACGCAATACGGAACTGACGACACATTCATTGGAATAACAGAAGCACAGTATCCTTACCCGGTTGGTCCGTATCCCGAACCCGGTCGAAAAAAAGCAGTATACTATCGCCAAGAATTTGCGAAGAGACCAGTAAACATAAGAAATATTAAGCATACTACTGCGTCTTTTGATCTAGGAAACTACGACAAAGATTATCAAATTGTTCAAACCACTGGCAGAAGCCTTAACAACAGATATTTCATTGACAACGAGGGTGTACAACTGCCTTCACTCTATCACTCTGGCGACTCATACACCGCTATAAACTATTTAAACACAAAGCAAATTACCGCCTTGTCAGGCACACTCGGCGCCGCCGGCGCTCCGGGCTATAGGATTTCAACCGATACTAGTTTAAATAACCCCACAGCATTTAGTTTTTCAATGTGGTTATCTTGTTCTAACGCAACAGCTCAATCAACCGACAGATATTTGATATCAATAGGTAGCGATAACTTGTCAGCATTTGGTAGGGCAATGTATATCGACACTTCAAATAAGATGATCTTGAAGCTTGGCTACACGACAACCGATGGTATTTGGACATCGGATGCAACTATATGGAGTTCCACCGGATGGAATCACTTTGCCATGACTTATAATAACGGAGATGGTGACGCTAATTTCTATATTAACGGAGTTGAAGCAGGAGGTTCCTTTACGACATCACCGGTGGGAACTTTTGAGACACCCGCTTCAGACTCCACTTTATTATGCAGAAGGAACAATTCTTCTGGTGTTATCACAAACAACACATCTTTCTATTCAGGTTCAGCTGCAGAGGCGAGCTATTGGAATAAAAAGCTTACATCAGTCGAAATCGGAGAAATATATGAGCGTGGAAATGCCGGTGATAATGAGGGTCCTCAAGATCTAACTGAACATTCTGCTGTGGCTAACCTTGTGTCTTGGTGGAGATTTGGCGAAGATACAAGCGATACTGAGATGCTAATCAATGACCAAGTCAATTCAAATGATGCGGCTGGCATTGCTCTACAAGCAGATAACGGAATGGAGCTTAGGGACCTGACAGCTGCAGACCTTCTTATTGCCGGCGGCGGCACTACGAGTACAGTTCTACGACACCCGACGCTGCCAGCAACAACTAATGTAAACTCCCTTATCGGTATTAGACCACAATCCGCCAATGGTGGAAACTTCTTCGGACATCATCAGACCGCTCCTGTCGAAACTAGTAACCGATTTAGTGGTTCCACAAACTTCTCGGTCCCAGACCGAGGTAGAAACTCCGACATTATAGTTAATCGGTTCTCTGCGCCTGGTGGTCCGGAGGTTAACTCTGCAGGTTACCTTGACTTAGCGGCGTCTGAGAAGTCTGTTTACAACGCATTGCCATTCAGAAACTTATCGGTGCTTGGTTCCGGCAGCGGTGAGAGCAATCCTACGATTAGGGTTATGGACCACTTAGATAAGCAACGAGGTCTTAGAACTCTTCGCGCACTACATGCGGGTCAGTTTGGTCACGATGCTACATATGGCTCAGTAACAGCTGATAACTATATTACACAGCCGTCGTATCATAAGAATAATCGTAACTCGTTGAAACGAATAGGGTTTTCAGGAATTGCTGGGTTTGATAACCACTCCTATGTGAGTGCATCGGTGCATGATAATGATAATGTGTCATACTCTATCCCAAGAAGCGATCTACAATACTCTTGGATCACAGCCTCCTATCAGACGTCTAGAATTGTTGGGCATGCCTGGAACGATAGCATCGTCTCTAGTTCTGGCGGCGGCTTCCAACAAGCGATTAGTTTTGTTACGTCTAGCCACACTGGCGCCGCGGGGATTAGTGTTGACTTTGCAAACCTAAATACGTTGATAGTCGATCCCATTGATATAGCCAATAACATCGTCAGCTCTTCTAATTCTGAATATCGAAATACCGCCATTGGCACTATGACCCCGGCAGGGGTCCTCCACGGTCTGCTACTTCACAGGAATGGAGCCTATGGTGTTAACACTTGGAAGCAAATAAGGGCTGGAGAGTCCGCACTTGCCCGAGCACTAAGAAAGCGAAACATAATCTCTTATGTTGAAGGCGCGAGCTATAACTATCCGCTGAATGTTCGCTCCAGTTCTGTGGCGCCTCGTCTTGGAGCTATTAGCCATTTTACAGAATCAGTTGTGGTCTCTAAATACGCACCGATCGAACAAGAACTTTCAGTTAGGGCTTTAAATGCTGATGGGACCATCACAACCCAGGATACAATATATGATAGCACCTATGCAAATAATCGCACCGGGTTTACTAGTAACCTATTGAATAACCTTTATAACGTTAGCCCCAACTCCATTCAGCCTTATGACGAGCTAAAAGCGCTGTATTTAAATGGAGCAACCGAGGACCCCAATAGCCCTGTTGAGGAGTTTATCTCTTTGACGTATAAAGAGAATGTCTATCCATCTGCCTTGAACATGTATTCAAGCAGCATACGTGTCAGGCAAAACTATCAGAATAAATTCTGGAGAGACTTGCGTCAAAGCAGAACTCAAAAAGATTTAACAATTGTAAAGGGGTTCGCACTTACAAATAATAACTTGATAAAAAGCCAAAGCATGTGGTCTCTTGATGCCGATGAAGATTTCTTGACCGGCAGATTTACTGCCCGTACTGGAACCGGTAGTAATGCCGGACTGTTACAACAGCGATACAATCAATTCCACAGTGGCACAAGGGCTAATATCACGGCTTCTGCTCAATACGCTAGAATTCATACGGTTGACCGACCACAATCAGTAATTTCTCCCGTAGGGGGCTATTCGGCTTCGGTTGGTTTGGAACTATACCAGACTGCCGGCAACCTTCCCTTTACAAGGGCAATCTCTGCTGGTGCCACTGACGAACTGTACGGCGGCATGTCCCTCTGGGAGGCTGGCGACCAGTCAGGCAAGAAGCCTTGGTATGATAACTACGATGACTACATTTCTGAAATGAGGCTCGTGGGTAAGGATTACTCTATAATCCCAGAATTTAGAATCAGCGAGCACATTGATCGCTATGTTAAGGATTTAGGTGGAAACTTCTTAGCCGAAAACTCAGTCTTTCTTCAATTAGAGGGAGGTACCAGCGATCGCGATAAGAGCGATGAGGCACAATTTTATAAAACTTACACTAACAGTGACTTCTTAAAATTCTTTCAAGTTGTGAGGTCGGAACATTCAGAGGTAGGCACTCCCACAAACCTTGCACTAAGCTGCAAGGCGATAAAGAAGTTCTTGCCTTATAATGGATTTTATCCTGCCGAGAGAACAGTTCAAATGTCACTTCAGTTCTCATCCTCATATGCGACAAACGTAGCACTAACCGGAAGCGACTCTCCAACATCTAGCTCCGGTTCTGTTGGACCAAACGCTGGTCTTAGAGCCTTTACAACGCCATTCTTTGGACCAGGCATCTTGTTCAATACGATTAAGTCTGGTGTGGCGGTTGATTACCCCATGTTCTCTGCCAGTGTGGAGCTGCACTCTGATACGAGTAAAACTACAGTCGGGGCTACACCCTTCATCTCCGGTTCTGGCGGCATCGGTCGCTTCCACTATAGAATACCCTTCGAGGCAATGATAGAGCCAGAAAATTATGTTGTCGATAAAGACATGGCTGATATGGAGCCAAGTTTAAGTTGTTCGCTAATGGTGACAGCTTCTTGGAATGGTCTCGGCGACTCTCGCTATAAGATGATGGCAAGTAACTTCTTCGCAGAAGTCCCAGATTTCTTCTTACCAGCAGGTCAATTTACTTCAATAGTCTCCAGACCTGAAAACCAATTTGAGCAAGTAAAGTCTGGTGAGCAGTATGCAGCTAGAGTTAAAATGTTTAAGAGCCTCAATGTTTCTACTCTCCGCACTGGCTCCTTGGGGTATAGAAACCCGATGATCCCCAGAGATTTAAAGGGCGACGTTTATGAGACATTTACGATGTATAGCCGCCCAACCGCCTTTGGTCCACCTTGTGGAGGCGGAACTCATGAGCCAAAACTAACTGCCGCCGATGGTTTAAACTTGCCGTTCACTCCCCCCTATTACAACGGGGAGGCTTGGGCAGATCTTATCTTCACATCACCAAGAAATTCTACATCCGATAATCCAATTACGTTGCAGGAGATCTTCTCTCCCGGCAACCTATCGGTTAGCTATCGTCGAGTCGGCAACGAATGGCCAGCAATGGTCGAAAACGTGATGTATGCGTCTGGGAACGTTGAATATAACGCCTTACAATTAGACGCAAGTCTAAACCTTTTTGGTCAGGCGCAAGTTAAGGACCTAAAATACAACCCCGCCACTGGTCAGCCCACAGAGGCTCAGGATAGCACAGAAAATGTTTGGGTAATTCAGCCCAAGTTCGAAACTCCCATGTTCAACTTTAGCGGATCAGAAGTGACATACCCTGTTTTTGGCAGTGCGAGCGTCGGCGTGGGTATGTGGCACCAATATGGAACGTTACCAGAATCTCCCGATCGTGGAGTATTCCTGCAGATTGCAGATATACCCGAAAACTATATTCAAAAAGCTCTTGGCGGAACCCCATCAACCACAGGTTCTCTGGTTGACTTGGTCGGATTTGGGACTGACGCAAAGAGGTTGGGAGCAGTTGCGGCTTCTAAGACAGTCAGCGAGGCTGTTGTCGCGGTACCATATGTAGTCACAAACGGTCAGAGAGAATTTTTCTCAATCGAGCGGCAAAAGATAGAAAAGTCCTTGAGAATTATTAACTTTGAAGAACAGCCTGATATTAACGGGCAAGGCAACCCCGGTGACAGCGTTATAAACATGGTTAAATCAATGCAAAAATATATTCTTCCACCACGCATGGACTTCCTGCAGAACTCAGACTCTGTTGAACCCTTCAGTATGTATATTTTTGAGTTTCATCATACTTTTGATCAAGATGATTTGGTTGATATATGGCAGAACTTGCCTCCCAAGATTGCCTATTCGTTTGATATAGACCGTAATGATTATCCTCCAACTTCACAAGTCATAAGTGAAGTCGAGATTGAGCACCCACTTTTGGCGGACGAGTTGCTATCTGGAAACCTGGAGGACCGCCTGCAGTGGATGGTATTTAAGGTCAAACAAAAGGCAAAGAAAAACTACTTTGATAAAGTCATCAAGGATTCTAGAACTCAAGTTGGAAATTTTGATAGGACGCTTGGTGTACAAGTTGGTAGAGAGGACTCAAGTAGAGTCTTTGATCCGAAGTATAGCTACAACTGGCCATATGATTTCTTTTCTCTCGTAGAACTAGTTAAACTAGACGCCGAAGTAGATATTGAGCCACGCGAAGATTAGAGAATAAAGAATGAAGTTTTTTGACAACAAAGAGGATGTTTTAGATATTGAACTAACTCCACATGGAGAGACTATGCTGTCCAAGGGAATGTTTAAGCCAGTCTATTACGCCTTTTTCGACGATGATATACTTTATGATGCGTCTGGTTCAGCTGGTATTAAAGAGCATCAAAACAGTATTGAAACCAGAATTCAGAGTGATACCCCTCGCCTTAAGGCGCAATATCTATTTAGTGGAATTGAGTCTGATTTGTCACCACAAATCATTGCAAATCGTGCGAGCGATTCCGAGCCCATCCCTATTCAGCCCACAGCGGATAGGAATTATGCTCTCGCAGAACCTTTAGGCACAATGGAATTGGGGTCTAAGGAGGTGCCATCTTGGAATGTTCAGATTTTAAAAGGAGAACTATCGGGAGCACTAAACTATATTACTACAACGTCCGCGTCGCAAAACACCTTTAGGATTCCTCAGCTAGATTTTGATATAGAATACAGCGCTCTTGTTGGCAACACTAGAGACTTTGATGTAAATAACCCAGATTTTGCAGAAAAGATCATCAGTAGAGTATACAGCAACGGCACATATATCTATCTAACTGAAAAAAGCCCTCAGCTTATTTTTAGTATTGATGAGGAGAATGCTTCCAATGACACAGAGTATGATATGGAGGTGTTTTTGATGGAATCGGGCTCTGAAGGTCCAGAGTCAGTGTTAACTCCGCTATCTTTCTTAAGAAAAACTGAAAGAGTCATAAATGGTATCTTAATTGATGAACCTACAGGCAGGCGGGTAAACCGTCGCAGCTTTAGAATGGACTCCACGTATGCAGAATATTTCTTTAACGTGAACGCTGATCTAGAAATACCCGAAGAGGAAATATGTTCACTAATAACTGAGCTGAGAACTCGTGGAATAGAAGTTGATGATATACCATATGACTGTCCGGACGTTGTTGGATCGAGAAGGTTTGATATTTATACTACAGATGTAACCCCCGAGGAGTGCGAATAATGGCATTAATTAATGAAAGAGGGGTGCGCAGCGCAGCACCGCCAAACATCTACATCGAAAGGGTTACTCTCGCCCCCGGCGGCTCTGTAGATTCTAGACAAGATTCAAGTGTTGACCGCTCTAGACCACCTGTTAGGACAACTGATCGCTTTGGAGATTTAAAGTTTGAAGCCCCCGCCTCAACTAGTCCAACCAGAGCAGCCCCAGTTCAGCAATCTCTAATCTCAATCTTGAGGGTATCATTGAAGGATTTGCAGAACACAACCACAAATCAATCAACTTGGGTTTATAACGAACCATCCAGAAGAAACATCGTGTATAAGGTGATACAGAGCACGAACGAGAGGTTGACGAATCTTCTTATCAATACTAACATATTAGATCAACCCAATTTTCAAATTCCGGCAGACTTTAACGAGACTATTGACTATCAAATAAAAACGTTTTCTTTAGCACTACAAACTCCGGAAGACGCTGTGGTATCAACGGAGATTGGCTCAAACGGCAGTCGAGTGCTTAGCCTAGAAAGAGAAATATCTTTTCAAATGGTTAGGCAGCCGACCCATCTAACATATTTTGCATTTACAGAGTTTTATCGCGAGGGACGACGAGGTATACTGAACGCGCATAGCCCAATAGTGACAGAGAGGGTTATAGCAAACTCTTCAATAGTTAAGGACACATACGGCTACACAGATACAGCCGGCAATGTTTGGCCAGGTCCAATTCACTTTCATCGCGGAACGGGGTGGATGGAAGGAGCTTTTCATACAAGCCGTCAGCATGATAATCTAACAAGAACACAGTTTTTCAATAGCAAGATATCTGATGTTCGGATTATAAACAGGGTGCAAGAGTTGGAAGTAGATATCTCTCCGGTAATACCTACGACAGAGCAGAATGAGACTTACACGACAGAACTGTATCTAACACGAGACCAAAACGGAAACTCTATCTTATTGCTTGGCTTAGACCATATTAGATATATGGAGCAAAATTCTAAATTTGGAGGACTGTATTCTACAGCCACACCGGCACTAAGGACACAGCTAATGCAACAGTCTAGTATTCTAGAGTTGTCAGTTGTTAGACAAAAAGTTAGGGCGGCAAGAGGTACGACTTCGCTAGGAAGTGATGAAATCCAGTATGTTAATGAGAGGGAGGCGCCTGTAGCTGTAGTGACCTCCTATGATACAAACGGAGCAATTCAACCACGAGCAAAATATTATATACCTGGAGCGCCCAATAATCGAAGCATTGAGATAAACTCAGGGGACCCTGTTTCGGATCAATATAAGATGTTTGGAAAAATTGAGGAAGTTGCGGTCGAGAATACAGGAAGGTTCAGAACCTTCGCGGCTGTCGATGCAAGGATCGCAAATTTAAATGCTGGGATTTACAAATACCATATAAGACTTCGAGTTAATGACGGAGCGGCAAGCTACATGGCTGGAAAGGCAGAAGAATTATCTTTAGCCATAAACGTTTTAGAAAACTATCTTTCCATTGCTGAGCGACCCAACAATTACAACCGAAGGACCAGGCGATATACAGTTGATTTTATCAACAGAATGAGTAGCCGCAGGACAGAAGAATCAACGTTACCATGGTTAGCAGCAATCGTCAAATACATAGAGATTCTCAATTTGGTGACGAATATAACTCAAGCTCACAAGACTGAATTAGCAGATTGCCTATATTCTCTTGTATCTCCAAGTACCGGCACTAGTGAGGGGCTCTCGCTTCTCTTGCAGTTGATGAGGGAACTAGACATCAAAATTAGTTCAATTGCTAGTGACGGTCGTCAATCACACCAAACAGCTGGAGAGCCCGCTCGAAGCTCCGTCTCTCAGGGCTCCGCTCCTCGTTTCTTAACCGATGAGATACATTTTCAGCAGGTATTTGATTGCAATGTTTTATCCGGTACAGGCTTTGATTATTTTGAAGTCCCCAGCCCGACCCCTAGTCAAATTGACCCCCCGGGCGGCATATTAACACTTCGGAGGGAGCAACTAAGGGACAGAATCACCGTAGAGGCGAATAGATATCGCGGTAATAGGTTCTCACAGCAAGATCTGCTGGGGATTAGATTTTTGAATGAAGATGCGATTAGCGCTCTAACCTCCGAAGAGACATTATACTCTTATATCGCGCCAAATTCAGTAGATCTCCAAGGAACGACCCTCCCCTTGTTATCCCAAAATGTCGACAGTCTAGACTACATTTCTGCTACATCAATTATACAGAATGTGCTGGACAATCCATCTTCACGATCTTTTACAAGTCGAGCCGCCACTGCAACTGCACTAACGAGTCGTCTGGGATCCGGTCCAAGTCAAGATAGATTAGATGCCCTAGGCACAATGGAATCAGAAACCTCTCGGCACCAAGGGCTGTCTTCTAGGCGCTCACCGCAGACCCGCCGGTCCTCGGAATCACCCCGTCCATCTCGTGCCTCACGTCGCCGCCAAGAGAGAGCCCCCCAACAACGACGCTCCTCAGAAGAATATTTTGGAAGCGACGGCAGATTCACTAGCGAAACGACTGCAGTAATAGAGCCAACGCGAGAAGTATTGAACGAAGCATCCTCGCCTGGACGCTCTTCTGTGCCCGCCACTTCTGCCACTCGACCCGCCGCTGGGGCAGCAACAACCCGACGAACAACTCGTAATAGAGTTAGGGCAACAAGTGCCACGGAAGGATTGGATGTCCCCCGTCGACAGACCTTCTCCTTTGATCTGGAGTCGGAAAATAATTTTATTTCTACAAGAATCCTGTCAGCGGGACATGCAGTGGACCCAAATATTTTGATAAGAAATCTCCCTCAACAAATAAAGTCCTTAACACTTAATAGAAATCAGTTCTATAATGATAGTGCGGCAGCCGTATCAACTCAGAATGACTCCGAAACTGATGGATTTATGTATAATTTTGGAATGCTAAGAAAGATAGAATATCTGTCTGGTTATACAGCGGGCTACGGTAAATCTCCAAACTGGATCACTCTAACAGAGCAAACCATTGACGGATTAAACGGCGCATTACTTTGTAGGATTAAGAAATATACGGACCCAAATACAGATATCGGCACCTTTCATATGCTTGATCAGCTTCCCGTTTATAACGAATATTTCTTGTTAACAGCTAGAGAAAACAGCGCACAACCTAGGACTAGAGTCATACCAGTAAATCGAAGCCGATCACGCAGTGACGGCGGCATTCCTTCAATTGACTCTAGGTCAATATATGGTGGTACGGAATCCCAGATCGCAGCAGAATTAACTAGGCGCGCGCAAGCTGATGCCTCCATCGATGGTCACATGGAATATCTAATAACAGCTCCATATCGCGCACCGACTAACTCTATGCGAGTTACGACCGGACTTGAAAATAGCCCTAGGGCACAGCAACAGCAGCGTCAACAGCGCCAGCAATCTCAGCAACAACCTGCGCAGCAGCCTCGTCAGCGCACCGCGCGCCGCCAGCAACAACCAGTCAGCTCACGCCGCTCAAGTTCCACTATTTCCGACGAGCCTTCCGATGCACGCAGAGGTTCCGGCAGATCTAGAGGAGGATACTAAAAATGGGCACTACAACACCACCTGGCACACCAGACTTTCCGATAACCGAAGACGCTGGCGTCACTGATACAGAGAGTATTCTTACCATACCACTTACGGCATTAGAACTCGGCGCTGGAAGCGCTTTCGGGGTTTCATCGAATTCAAAAAATAGCGTGGTTGTCGATAAGCACAACACTGTTGACGGAATTGGACCATCAACTGATCCCATAAGAAGAGACTTCCAGGCTCTCTGGGTATACCGAGCCCCTGACATCGGAACAACGCTTGAGTGGGGTCGTGTGCCCGCCTCGGCACCGGGGTATGATGACACAAATACAATTGTGAGGGGCGAAATAATGACGTCCACACCCCGCCTACCGTCTGCAGATTTTCCATTCGGAGGTCATATAAATACGGTAAGAATCTTTGGTAACAGGGGTCAGTTTAGTGGGCTAGAGTCCTGGTTTAACTATTGCTTAGAAAACTATCAACCCGCCGTTGGGTCTAGCTATCTAGATCATGCGCTAGAGTACAATCAGCCATTTACTCCGCAAGAAGAGCTCTACATGGATGGGAATATATCCAATATCTCCGTCGCTCGAACCACCTATACGTATAACTATTATATGAGGCAATATGAAAATGCAATAACACAGATTCAGGAAGCCTTATATCCTGACCTATATGTATTTTATCTTGAAAAAAACCGAGAACAGACCGCCGGCGAAGGCACCTCATTTTTAGCAAGTTTGGGAACGCTGGCTTACGAAATAAATCCGTTCACCCCAGACCTTTTACAGCCAGGTTATAATGAGGACTTTATCTATAGTGACTTTATCACATTAGACAGAACTATACCGGGCGTATTCATTAATAGTATGAGGGGAACTGGACCCGCTCGCGAGAAGGTTGGGGAAAGTGACGCGGCTAAATATTTTGATAGATGGGCTTTTTTCTATGGTGTCGCTGCAAACGGCGTTCCAGTTCTGAATCCAAACTCTGCTGAAGTCTTGGATGAGCTTACCTTGCGATACAAGAACATAATCGTGCCAAGAACCACGCAAAAGTTAGCACAAGAAAGCTATAATTCTTACAAGGTGTTGTTCCCAATGTATACAGAAATAGACTATCCTCAGATTAATTCTGGAGATTTTATAACTGAAGTGGGTGAAGTTCGTGCATTAAACAATCTTATGAGGGACACTGTTTCAGACTTTCAGCAGCTTGACGGCGCAGCAGGTCCTTTTTCCAGCGCCCAATTCTCTTCTAACTTATCATTTGTCGAGAAGCACCAACGTGTAAATCAAGCAGGGCGGAGATACCCGTTTATTGAAAATCAACCTGTCGGTACACAACGAAGGGTGTATGATTTTCAAGAATGGCTGGAATTGTTTGGGTCAATTGATCCAACAATAACTGAAAATGCTAATTTCGTGTTTTTGAAAAACTTCAATGGTCTTGGTATTGAAGATACGCCTTTCCCGAGCGATGCTGATCCTGGCTTAGCTAGTGATATGGAGGAGATTCAAACCATTACCACCAATCTAGTGAGCACATATTTAAGAAATTATCAAGAGGTCCTTCGCGGCGATCGGGCTTATTCTGAAGATCTGTTTTATAGAATTAATAAATATACAGTCAATGAGAGGGGAATCAGGGGGCTCTATCCAATAAAGAGCTATTTTGTCCTAAATACACCAGAGTCGCTAGCGAGAATAAACCTCATTGATACCCAGATGAGGTATAATAGAACCTATCAGTATGAGATCTACACATGCAGGCTTGTTGTGGGGTCAGAGACGCGCTACATTACTGGTCGAGCGCTCCAGTGGAACCTAGGTCCGCCAAACGAATTCGCAGCCGACGGTACTCCAATTCAGTCAACAACACTAGCGGGCGATTTTAAACCTTTTGATCTCTTCGCGGCTTCCTCCACAACAAGGACCGATATTCCCGCATCCTCTTCAGACGATTCTCCTCCGCGAGATGAGCGAACTGGAACTTCTAGCGCCCCTGGGAGTGCGGCAGCGGAGGCAGCTCGCGCTCGCGCTGCAGCAAGAAGGGAGACGGGCACCGCCGCCGGCGCTATAGCTGGTACTATGGGCGCTGGCATCCCTGACGACCTTGACGGGGGATCATCCACCCTGCCCGATCTCGACCACGGGGCAGGAGCACCCGACATCGAGGAAGTTATGGGCGGTACAACGGTTGGTTACAATTCCGCGGGATCTGTATGGAGTCCATATGTTGCTCAGTTCACCACAGAGACAAGACCGTCGATAAAGATAATTGAGCTGCCTTTTGCGAGACCATATGACGGAGACGTGTCCTTTGGTCGTGGCACAATGCTTGATTCTCCGCCAATGCCTCCTGAAATAGATGTTGTGCCTTACCGCGGTGTTGATTACCAAATATTGTTATTAATGAATACAGGAGCCGGCTCAGAGGAGTTCGAGCCAATTATCTTTAACCCAGAGGAACAACTATATGTTTTGAGACTTCAGGAGATGATAGTCGACCCAAGTGAGAAAAAGATTCGATATACGAATGATGACCCATCGACACAATTTGAAGTCTATAGGATGGAAACAAAGCCGTATAGCTACGAAGACTTTAAAGACAATTTTAGAGCAACAGTTAAGACGGAATCGGAACAGAATGGGTTTAGACCAGCATCTTCAGCTGCGCTTAGAGATTTAATACAGCCCAATAAAAAATATTATTATATGTTTAGAGCTTTAGATTTGCATGGACATGCTTCTCACCCTAGCCCAGTTTATGAGGTCGAGCTGATTAACAATGACGGGGCTGTTTACCCATCCGTCAGGGTTATTGAGTTTGAGAGCATAGATAGCGTGAAGGTCCCACTAAAGAAGGTTAATAGATTTTTACAAATCACGCCAACCTTAGCACAAAGTCAGCTGGACGGAGCCGCTTTAATAGAGGCAAACGACGGCAGGTCTTTAGACCGTGCGCCTTCGGACACTAATTTACCTTTGGGGCTTGAAGATGAAAAGGTTTGGGGAAAGAAATTTAAAATTAGAGTAACATCGAGAAAGACAGGTAAGAAGTTGGACTTAAATATTACATTTAAGAAGAAGTATGATCCCTTTGTTGCAATGGAGGTAGAGCTGGGTGGTAATAGCGCCGCCGCAGGAGGAGCCGGGACTACGACCGCAACAGCGGTCACCGGCACTCCTACCCTTCCAGGCTACTAGTTAATCATATTTTCTATTCCAGATACTATTTAAAATAAAAAGGCAAAATGATTGAAAAATCACTAATTATACTTATGAAGAGGTAATAAGATGGCGTTTTTGGACAACTCTGGGGATATAATCCTCGACGCAGTATTAACAGACTTAGGCAGAGAAAGATTATCAAGAGGCGACGGTAGTTTCAGGATTACTAAATTTGCCTTTGCAGATGATGAAATTGACTATTCGCTCTATAGGAATGCGAACAGTTCACAAGGCGCCCACCCAAGTGGTAGCGCTTACTATGATATTCAGATCCTACAGAGCCCAGTTCTAGAGGCATTCACTAATAATTCATCCTTCTTGAAGTCAAAGCTGTTGTCGGTTGGGAGAACAAACATTCTGTATCTACCTGTATTGGCTGTGGCTCAAGCTGCACAAGGTCGCGAGGATTTTTATTCTGGGTCTTACCTTGTCGCAGTTGACGAGAACACACAAGGTCCGTCGACCACCAATGCAATCTCCATGAATACTGCTGGAATCTTTCACGGCGCCAGTGGATATGATAACGACCCGAGCCCAATAACTATAGATCAGGGATTGAACACTACGGAGATTTCAAATCGTAACCCTCTCGACGCTGACTTGGTTGAAACCCAGTATATGATCGAAATTGATAATAGGTTTGGCGGAATAGTCGACCAAAGGGGCAACAGCGCACCAGTATCTTTTGTTGATGACGATAATGTCGCGACTTACTTTTTCTCTGTGGGCACTGACGCTGCTTATTTTGAAGACATGTCAGATACTACAGTGCTTTCCGCAATATCTGGTCCAAGAGGTACAAGACTTATTTTCAAAATAGCCTCATCTGTAGAGCTAGCAACGAGTGACTTTTTATTCACTAGACTAGGTAGCACTACAAGTCTTCCGGCACAAGCCGGCGGCACAGTCAGTAGTGTGAAATTCATTGACACTCACGTTAGAATTTCTGGCGTCACTACGGGATATAGACTAGATATTCCAATTAGATTTATTAAGTCCCCATAATTTAAAGGATAGAAAATGGCTACTACTTATAAGACCTTAAGAACTGATGATGTTGTATCAACAAGATCTCTTTTGCACGAAGCAATTCCGCTTACTGGCTCAATTGTCTCCGGAACATATTCCGATGAGAACATCAAGAACTACTCCCATGGAATGTTTCAGAGCGTATACGATTATCCATACCTAAGCTCTTCAGCAAATCACATTTTTGACATTACTGTAGGTTACGCCTCCAATTCAAATCTATCTGGTACCGCAGCTAGGACGCAACAGGACAAAAAGATCAATCTCTACACGGAGATGTCCCAGGTCCTTATGGGGTTTGATTACACCGGATCTGTACAGCAGTTTGATGAAGACGGAGATCTATCAGCCGGCGGCACCAAGCTTAAAGAATGTGTATTCTTAAATTTTGCTAGACTATTGACAAAAGACGAGATCAAGAAGGGCACGTTCACTCTTAAGCTCGGCGCTAGCGCGTCCTTCGCCAGCGCCTCTGCGCTGACAGAATTCAACAGCTTGGTCACTGTTACCGATACAGACGCAGCGACATCGTTTAAGGTTAACTCCCCCGCTGGAGAATACGGTATTCTTTACGGCACTGGTTCAACAATGCCGGCAAATACAAAAGTTGGCTTGTTGTTTTATCAAGCCGGCATTGCTGTCCTTTCGGGCTCCATATTCCAGACATTTGGAGTTGCCTCTGGAGCTAGTGGTAGTATGAAGATGAGTGGGAGCAACGACTTTAACTCTTTCTTGACCGGCGCTTCGATTCAGAACACCGCAAATGCAATTCGACACAGAATGTATGATTTGTCTTATAACAACACAACAGAACTAAACTCAACAATATACTTCTGTCGGGCAAACAATAAAGACTTTAATTACTCCTCTAACCCAACATACCTTACCGCTAGTAAGATTCGTGTGAAGGAAGGCGTAACAGACCCGCCAGTTTCCTATATTACGACAGTAGGTCTCTACAGTCCAGATAACGAGTTGCTAGCGACAGCTAAACTCTCTGAGCCCCTTAAGAAGGACCCAACAAACGAATTAACTCTTAGAGTGCGTCTAGATTACTAACATAAACTATTTACTTATGTTATGCCATATTACAAGTTTAAAGAAACTGACATATTTTACAATCGGATAAAGACTTATCCTCAGCAAGAGTTTTTAATTTACAACTCTTCTGTTTTTATAAATCAACAATCAAATATAAGCGGAGCTTTTACGGGCAGTGTCCCCGTCGGATACACAGGCTCTGTTAGCCTATATGAATTAAATGTCGACAGGGTTTCATCAAGCACTGGACAGTTCATACCCTTAACTAACGGTGTTATCAATAATGGGCTAATTTATCCCTTTTTGACAAAAAATGGCACCCTAGAGACATTTTCTACAATTGGAACAGCCAGTTTTAGTGAGGATTTTGATTACGGTGATGTGATGACTGGTAGTTATCCGTTGACTGCAAGTGTCACTAGAGAGCATTTCGCCGCTAGCACTACTAGGGACAACTCTTCTAACCATGTACTTTCTCTAAAAAATACATTAAATTACTATGTTCCTTTAAGCTTTCACTATCAATACGATTATAGTTCTTCTGTTGGCGGAGAATGGAACAAGGGCACACAAGAAGCAAACTTAATCAGCATCCCATCAATATTTTATGGATCTTCAATTAAGAGGGGTAGTGTTAACCTAAAATTTTATGTAACTGGAACTTTGATCGGAGAGTTAAAGGACCAGAATAAAAATGGAGAATTAATACAGACTGGACCAGCTGGTAGCACTGGCTCTGGTAGTGTTGCCGGTGTTGTTCTTTACAATGAAGGCTTTGCATTGTTGACTGGAAGTTGGAATTTAGACAACTCAGCTAGTGTTGATTATACAAATGAATCCTCAGCTAGCTTCTCAAAGTGGTTACATTTCGGAGTGGGGGCAAACGATGGGGTCCCTGTTGATGCGGACACCAACTTGTCGCGATTGTCTGCCAGCTTTGATTTAAACTTCTCTGGTACTAACTATGTTCCAGTGGTGACTATGCTCGCCCATGCTCCTGCAGCTGAGTTGAATTATTCAAACAACCCAACATATATCAACTTAACTCAAAGCAACGCCCTGACGTTTTATTCTAGTTCTGTTGCGTATGTTGAAAGTAGTGAACAAAAGATTAAAAATACGATAAAATCACCTTATACAGATCCTACTGGAAGTTATAAACCGCAAACGTTTATCTCAAAGGTAGGAATCTTTGACGAAGATAAAAACCTTATTGCAGTCGCCAAGGTGGCAACTCCTGTCAAGAAGACAGAGGATAGGGATCTTACTTTCAAGTTGAAACTGGATTTTTAATGATTTTAGGATTAGACGTCAGCACCAGCATCACTGGTGCGACGGTTGTTGACAAAGACGGCAAGGTCGTCTATACTGTTGCTTGGGATACAAGAAACAAGAACCACTTCCCCACACTTATCTCAAAAGCAACGTGGGTTGAGGATCGTCTGATTGATATTGGCAAGAAATATAAGATAGAGGAGATTTACATTGAGCAATCCCTCCAGTCTTTCAGATCGGGCTTCTCATCAGCAAAAACGCTCTCAACATTATCCCGTTATAATGGTATAATATCATGGATATGTTTTCAAGTGTTCCATCGTGAGCCAGACTATCTGGCTGCTACTTCTGCTCGTAAATCTTGTGGTATTACTATACCCAAGGGAACCAAAGCAAAAGAAGTAGTTTTAAAATATTTGCTTGACAATGAGCCCTCGTTTGAGGTAGAATATACAAGACATG